TCACTCGGACTTTTTCAAGGTGCGCCCAACTTCCCCTGAAGGTGCGCCCATAGCCGTTCGCGTTTCGAGCTTGTCGCCGGCCCCGATCGCCAGCCGCTCGCGGTTCGCCGCCCGCGTATAGAGCGACGCCATGCGCCCGCCGCGCCAGCCGAACATCGCCTCGAGTTCCGCTTCCGTGGCGCCGTTCTCTGCGGCGCGCGTCGCCGCGTTCTTGCGCAGCCCGTGCGCCGACTTGTCGACGCCAGCGGCGCGGCAGGCGTCGCGAAACATATTGCCGAGCGACTCCTTACGCAGCGGCCGGCCGGCCTCGCTCGCGATGAATGTCAACTCTCCGACGGGCCCGACATCGATCGCCGCCGCCAATCCCCGCGCGATGCGAATCGCCACCCACTCCCCGGTTTTTTCGGTCTGAATGCGGATGACGCCGTCGCGGACGTGCGGGCGGCCGACCCGCGCCGCGTCACCGCGGCGCAGCCCGGTGTAGAGCAGCACGGCGTAAATCAACCGCTCGCGCGTCCCGAGCGGCCAGCGCGCCTCGAATGCGGCCAAGTCAGCCGCCGTCCATGGCAGGTGCCCGTCGGTCTTGCGGCGCGGGGTCTTAACGCCCGCCGTCGGGTCCGCCGCGACGAGCTCAGCGTCGAGCGCCCAAAGGAAGATCCCGCGCATCGTCTCGATGAAGTGCCGCGCCGCCGCCGGCGCCGCTGCGCGATCCTCGCGCCCACCGACGATGTCGGCGCGGGAGATCTGGCGCAAAGGAGCGCTGCCGCAACGCGCCAGCACATGCTTGAGGATATTCTCGCGCTGGCGCCGCGTCGCCGCTGATAGCTCCGACCAGGCTGTAGAGCGTCGATAGAGCTCGACAGCCCATGCGAGCGAACCAGCCTGCGCCTTCCCCTGCCCCACCGACGCGAGCCGTTTCAGTGCCGCCTCATATTCCGCCCGAAATTCAGGCGTCCCGTAATCGGCGCGCAGGCGCACGCGGGTGCGCCCGGCGTCCTGGAGACGGACATACCAGACGGTCTTTTTGTGGCGCGTCGTCGCGCATTGGAGATACGGCCAGCGCTGTCGTGGCATTTCGGCCATCAAAGCACGAACCTTCGCCGCTCGCCAAACGCCGGGCCGGCCTCGCCGGTCGGCCAGTCATCGCCGCCTGCGGCTTTTGGCTGCGGTTCGAGGATGATCACGCCATCCACCTCGACGCGCACGCGCCAGGCCTCGCCGCTGCGCGAGCGCTGCGCCGACGCGGCGCGTAGGGCGCGCTCGATGTCGCATTGCGTGACGCGTGCGGCGCGACGGCTCATGGTTTTGCGCTATGCTCTGTCAATGGCAGCGGGCAACCAGCCCCGATCCATTCATTGAGTCTGCCAGTATTTCTAAACCACTCGCCTTTCAGCCTATATCGTGCGAATTTGCGATGCAGCGCTCTTTCGAGCGCAATATCTCCTGGCAAATATTTGTAGACCTTGATCTCTTTTGGCGCTGAGGTCTGAAGGGATAGGATCCGCGCGCCTCTTGATGCCGCCGAGAACCCGATCTTGACGTAATGATCATAGCCAGCGACATAGACGCGGCCGGTTGGCGCGGAACTAAATTCATCAATCTCTTCAAGTTTCTCCGCAAGACGAGCGAGCGAAGCCTTGTAGCGCTTGAGTCTCTGTGGATCGAACGTCCATATCGCCCCAATCTTAGCCGCTCCAGGCAAATCGCCTCGCGCGGCAAGCGCATGGACGCCGCGGCGCGAGACGCCCAGCATAGCGGCCGCCTCTTCGGCGCGGATGCGCTGCGGGGCAGGGCGGCTAGCGCGCTGGGTCATGCGGCCGCCTCGCGCTTCAAACGGGCGTGACGCAGGTATTCCTCAGGCGCCTCAAGACCCGCATCATTAATCTCGTATTCGTCGTAAGGCGCTCCAGATGGAAATGCGCCGATCTTGCCGTTAGCCGACACCCAGCCGCGCGCGATAATTGCGCGATCGGTTGGTGTGACATAGTTCTCTCTTCGCGACGCGTGGATCACGCCTCCATATTGTCCGCAGAACAGGCCGGCGAGCCTCTTCGCTTGAGATGACGTGGCGCGCTTGGTCATGGCGCGACCTCTTCGCAGATTGGAAGATTGGCGAGTTCGAGCAGAACGTCGGCGTGGCAAGGCTCGCCCATAGCGCACCAGCATGCGAGGTTCTTGCCGCGGAGCGAGACAATCGCGTCTATTGAAGCGTCATTAGTCGCCGCTCGCTTAACGAGCGCGCGCCTGAACAGCGCAACCGCCTCTTCCGCGGTCTCGACACGCTTAGGTGTGAATTCAGTAAATGGCCATGCCGGTTTTTCGCCAATGACGAACGGATTGCCGAACGGACCCGGCCGCGCACAATTCACCGCTGGCAGTCCATTAACCGAACGCGCGCACTCTTGCAGGTTGAAGCCTTTGGCGCGCGAGAGGCGAAGGCGGACGGGGCGCGGGGCGTCATTCATGGAACCAATCCATCGTCGAGTTGCCCCATGACTCTGGGTTTCCAGCTATCTGCGGCGCAGCGATGCGATCGGTCGCGAGATAGGTCTTCGCGCTCACGTCATAGACCAGCAGTTTTGGAAAGCGCGCCTTAATCTCGCGAAGATCGATCGACGCCTGGGTCACAGAGACCTCGCCGAGGCGGCGAATATCAGCGCGGTTGATCGTCCCGGTGATCTGCGCGTGATTGATCGCGCGGGCGAGACGCTCCCGCACAGACAGGCGTAGTCCTTCGAGGCGCTTGTCAGAGGCGTCGATCATCCCGCCTCCGCCTTTCTCTCGACCTCTATCGCATGCGTGACATGCCAGCCGCCCGTCGCGCGCGGGTAGTTGGCGCAGAGCAGCGGCGCGATCACCCGCTCCCAATCGGCGAGCGCGCACCCGCCCGTGCCATTGTTCATGCAGTTGATGTCGAACACGCCGCGTGAGGTTCGCCCTTGGAAGTGCCCGATCCAATGCGTGTAACGATAGCGCGCCGCCATCGGCACGCCGGGCTGCGTCCAGGGTCCTTCCCATTGAACGCGCACAAGCCCGTAATCAGGCCAGTTCGCGCCGATCTTCCGCCAAGGCTTGCCGACAATACGCAGTGCAGCGTTCATCATGGCCGGATTGGTGTAGCGCCGGCCCTCGAAGCCGACAGCAAGCATGATCGGCTTCACCTCGTCGAGCGTCATGTCCATGATCGCGGCGAGCGCGCCGGGCCCGCAGTTCGCGCCCCATTCGTCATGCGCACGATCGGCGTCGTGGATGGTGAATCGGGTCATGGCGCCGCCTCGCGCTCACCCTCACGAAATCCCATCGTCTCTTCCATGCTGCGCTTCATGATGCAGAGCATGTCGTAGACGTCGCGCTTCTCCAGGCCATACGTCATGAGCTTCAACTCGCTGATCGGCAGGCGCGCCTTCGCGCCGGCGGGACACAGCTTCGCAATCTGGACAAAGCCTTCGATGCGGCCCGACTCGACAAGCGCTTCGAACTCCTCGATCGCGCAGTCGATATCGACCTTAGGCCGCAGCTGGGTCGGGCCGATGCCGACAAGCGCCTTGCGCTTCTGCTCACCCATGGTGGGACTCGCTGTCAGTAGCGGCGATGGCCGCGCGCAAACTTCGGTTGGCTTCTACTTTCGACATCCTCCGCCACGGACGATCTTCTAGGATCGCAACGGCCTCGCAGGCCGATAGCCCGCCGCGGCTTCGAGGCTGTGCCAGAGATTGACCGTGATTTGTGAGAGCCTGCGCTTCGTGCGCGGAGAGCAGGCTCATCGGGACTGAGATAACGAGAAAGGATTCTCCGCCATCTCTGATCTGGCGAATATTTTCCTCGGCTCTATAGCCTCCGAGCATTATCGGCATGACGTCGTTCGCCTCACCCATGGCGGGACTCCCGTAGCGTGGTCAAGGCGCGCTTGCGCTTCGCGACCTCGCTTCGAAGGGCGGCCTCAGCGTCGACGAGACACTTCCAGAAGTGATAGATCGGGTCGCAACCGATATCGCTGCCGGAGGCGATCAAGCTCTGTGACTTCATCTTGCGAACATCGCGCAGTTCCCAATATGACGCGTCGCCATCGCAATCCACGACATAGGCTTCCAAACCGGCGCCACGAAAGCGCGCCGACTCGCCGTCGCGATGAAGGCGAAATTGCCACTGCAAATCGAGATAATCGTCCGGGAATGGCCCGCGGACCATGACGGCGCCGAATATCGTCGTTGCGAGGCGCGGCGGGCTTTGGCGCTTTAGTGAGTAGAGGCCAGGCATGATCGGTCGTGGCCCCACGATTTCGCGATCCTGACGAATTCGTCATAGCCTGGCTCACCTGGGCGTCCGCTCAATTGGGAGATCGGCGTTCCGAGTTTGCGAGGCCCTCCAGGATTGCAGCCGGGGCAATCTGCGAACATCGCGCCTGCTTCGCCCTCGAAGTAATAGACATCACCTTCGGGCAACTCCGGCCCGATTCCGCAGGCGAAGCGACGCTTGCTGTTCATCTCTTCGTTGTCGATGCGAATGTGGATCATCAGTCCGCGACCATTCTGTAATCGAAGGAAACAAGTTCTCTGCGGACCGGCGGCAAGGCTTTTAGTTCTTTGTCGAAGACGGCGAGCTTTGCCTCGTCATGCGTCTGCGGCTGGACGCAGCGGACGAAAGCCAAAATCTCGACGCCAGCCTCCGTCGATCCTTTCCAGACGCGACATGGTGCGCCTTCGAAGGTCCTCATTTCATCTGTCGGTTCAAGCGTGAGTTTCATCTCGCCTCCGGGAATTCGCTGTATTCCTTGCCGTCGAGCAACCGGCCGGCCTTCCCGGTCTTTGCGAGATGTCCGTGGCCGTCAGCCCAATAGTCGCGCCAGATCTTGCACGGCTCTCGTCCTTCTTCTGCGGCGCACAGAACGATGTCGTGTCCGTCAGAAACGATGCGGAATTCATCGCCGTCGGGGAATCGCCAGAAATTCGTTCCCTCTTCGCGGTCGCCAAGCTCTTCGGCGATCTCCCAACGGCCCCATTGTTTAAAGAAAAACGGGACTTCGGCGGCGGAGCATTGATCGCGCAGCGATCGCGCCCAGGCGGGGTGCATCGGCCGCGCGGCGGGGCCGCTCTCGCCGCCGCAGATGACCCAATCGATGTATGGATTGGGGGTCTGCCACTGGCCAGCTGAGACGCAATGCACATTCCCTGCCTCGTCAATCACGCGACCGATGTTATTCCAAGCATGGACGAAGCGGCCTTCGACGAGTGGCTCTCCGTTGCGGACAACGTGGTATTTGCCGATCGTTCCGAGTGGTGGATGGCCGTTCTCGATTGATGAGCGCAGCCATGCGCTCGGGCCCCTGTTCCAATCCTTTCGCCAGAAATCCATAACTTGTTTCTGGACGATTTCCGGAACCCATGAGGGCCAGTCGAAATCTGCCCAATCGCGCTCGCTGCGCCGCGTGGCGCGAATATAAGGCGACATGTCGATTGCGCCCAGCATCGGCTCGATCGAAACGAAGCGCATCGCCGCCGGCGTCGCGAGAAGGTCTGGGATGCGCTCGTCGGCGCGGGGCTGGTCTTCGGCGGTGACGCCGAGCCAGACATTGGGGAGAGGCCAGTCGCAATCCTCAAACAAACCAGCTGCACATGGACTGCCTGTCAGCTCCCCCGCCAGCGCCTCCATGTCTTCGCGCCATTGGCCGCTTGCGTGAAAGCACTCGACTGAACTTTGCAGATAGCTACGCATTCGCTTCGGCCGCTTCGTCAGCAACGCGAAACGATGCTTCGGGCAGAGCGCCATGACGGCGAAGATGCGATCAAGCCATTCGTCTTTGACCCAGTCGCCGAAAATATCGCTCATGCTGCAAACGAACACCCCGCGCGGCGCGCGCCATGACAGCGGCTGCAGCAGCGTCTTTTCGTCTAGAAAGATCTCGACGTCGCCCCTCTGGCGATGGCCAGGCTTATAAGGCAGGCCGGTGCCGCCGGTGTCGCCGGCCTTGACGTTGAGCGCTTCGGCGTAGCAATGTTCGCAGGCCGGCGAGACCTTCTCGCAATGCCAGCCGCGCTTGCCGGTCATGACATTGCGCGCGCGGATCGGGTTCCAGGTGACGCCCTTGGGCAGGCCGAGCGACGCCCATTCGATCTTGGTCATGAGCCGGATCGCTCTTTCAGCGCCTCGGCCCGCGCGCGATTGAGTTCGGCCATCGCCTCGTCAGAGCCGCCGCTATCGGGATGCGCGGCCTTGGCGCGATGCTTGTAGGCGGCCTCGATCATGAATTCTTCGCTCTCGCGCGGGATGCTGAGAACTTCCCACCATGGCTTTTCGCGCACCGGCGGCGGAAGCGCTGCGAACCCGTGGAACGCGCGCTCAAGCAGGGCCCCGCCGCCGTGGCGCTCAAGCGCGCGCAGAGCGGCGATCGCGAGTCCGATCGAGCGGAGATTGTCATGCACCGTCAGGAAGGCGTCGCGCGCCATGACCATCTGCTTTTCCTTACGCGTGAAATAAACGGCGACGCCGGGGTCTTCGATATTGCGCCGGGCCTGATCAGAGCGCGGCGATCCGTCGCGGTTGAGCGGCAACCAGGAGGAGATCACGATCCCGCCCGCGCCAAGAAGCTCCAGTTCGTGCAGAAGATCGCGGCGCGCCTTATCGAACGTCGTTTGAAAATGCGTGTTGTGGCGCCGGCGCTCGATCGGCGTATGCGGCCAGCCTTTAGGCCATTGCAGTGGATAGGCCTGTGTCATCTTTTGAGATCCATGGTTTCGGCGCGCTGACTCGCCTGTTCGACCACGGCTTCGATCTGTGTGTCGAAGGTTTCGACGAGGCGCTGCCCGGCCTCATAGAGCGGCGCCATGAGGTCGCTGACCGCGCGCTTCTCGCGGTCAAGATAGAGGCCCGGCGCGAGGACGGGGCCGAAGCTCTCCATGTCGGCGCGCTCTTGCTTGAACGCCTCGAACAGCGCGACATGCGGGCGCAGAATGCCTACCGCGGCGTTGAGCGCCAGAGAGGCGGCCTGTAAGGCGGCGCGTCGCTCGTCGAGCGTCAGTTTGGCGAATGACGACGCGCTCATGGCTGCGCTCCTCGAAGCGCTGCAAGGATGCGCTCGGCGTGGCGCGCCTGGGCGATCGCGTCGTCGAGCGCGTTGTGCGCGGTTCCGAACGGCTCGAACGCAATGTCGGGACGTAGGTTCTTTAAGGTGCGGTAGCAGCGCTCGTTGCGGAAGGTCCAGGGCGCTTCCATGCCGAGCCGTTCGTAGGCTTGGCGCAGCACGACATTATCGAAGCTTGCGCCATTGCCCCAGACCTTTGGTTCGCTGAAAAGCGAGCAATGGGTTGCGAAACGCCGCAAGGCTTCGCCGATGCCAACCGCAAATTCATCATTAAGCGCCGCCCGCGCAGCATCCGATTGCTTCGCCCACCATTGCACCGTGCGCGCGGTGATGCATCCGCCTTCGTCCTGCGAGCTTTGCGGATCAACGGCGACGTAGAATTTTCGGCGCGGAAGAAATGCATTATCCTGATTGGAACCGTCGTCTGAAAACGTCGCCGCGCCGATCGCGACAATGCAGGCGTCTGGCCGCGAGGATAGGGTTTCGAGATCCAGCATGATGTTCATGGCGCGTCGGCCTTTCCCTTGCGCGCGGCGCGCGCCTTCTTCGCTGGCGCCGGCGGGTGCGCTTCGTCGTCCGCGATCGCCGCGGACATGGCCGCCGCGAGCGTCGTCTCGCCACCGACGTGGATCGCGTCGACGCCGGCGTCGGGCAGTTCCCGCGCCGCGGCCCAATCGGCGAAGGGCGCGGGCAGATGGCCTTTGTCATTGGACAGGCGCGCGACATAGTCGCCGAGCGCGCCCTTCTTCATCGTCTTGACGCGACCGGCTTCGCCCGCGCCGATCAGCCCCGTGACGCAGCCGAGCGTGACGGATTTCGGCGCGGTCTCGAAGAAATCGCGCCGGTCGAGCGCGACGTCGAACGCGCCTTTGAGATCGCCGCCGCGCGCCCGCACCGCGGCGCAGATCGCGCCGATCGTCTCGAACCGCGCCTCGCGCGTGTCGATCGCGGCGGCGATGAGACGAAACAGCGCGACGGAAAGATCGCAGGTCGGCGCGCCCGCGCAGATCTTGAGGGCCGCGTCGAAACGCGCGCCAGCGATTTCGGCCAGAAGGCTGTCGACCGGCTCCTCCGGCGCGCCGAAGGCTCGCGTGTTCAGCTTGACGACCTCGGCGCCATACTGACAGCCGAGCGCCGCGACGGCGAGCATCAGCGCGATGTCGCCGCGCCGACGCGTCACGTCGCGCAGCGCCTGCGTCACCGCCGCGTCGATGACGCCGCGCAGCGCTCTGCCGGGCTCGGCGAGCGGGTCGGGGATCGCCGCTTCGGCCTTGGCGCTCACCCCACCCGGCTCGCTCGGCTCGCCACCCTCCCCGTCAGAGGGGAGGGAATCGCCTTCGATTTCGTCACCGCCTTCGCCGGCTTCCGTCTCCGGTTCGGGGATCGGCAGGCCGCGCGTGAAACGGACCCGGCCATAATGATCGAGATCGGCCACGATGGCATATTGCGCACGCTCTTCGCGTTCGATCATGCGCAGCAGCGCGTCGCGATAAATCATCTCCTGTTCGTCGTGCATCTCACGCGCACGCATGGGATCGGCGCCGTGCGTCTCTTTGTTGATTTCCTCAAGCCGCGCTTCCTCGGCGACGGAAAAGTCGGGCTCCGGCTCATCGCCGTCGTAATCGTTCTCACCCTCGATCAGCGCCGCGCCCCAACCCTCTTCGGACTGGACGCGCGCGGCTTCGGCGCGCAGCGCGTCATTGACGATCCGATGCGCGATCGCCGGGTCGCGGATGACGATCTCGTCTTCGAAGAGGTTCTCCTCGATGCGCCCGCCGGCGGCGACATAGGCTTCGACGCGCGTCTTGTCGGCGAGCAGGAACTTGCCCTCGGGGCCGCTGTTCGACAGCGTCTCGCCGCGCAGCTTGCGGCGGATGCCGACCGCGCCCCATTCATAGTTCGGCTGGCCGGCAAGCGTGTCGAGCAGCGCCTCCTGCGCCTCGATCGGTCCGGCGGTGAAGGCGATGGCCTGCTCGCGATCGATCTCGCCCAGACGCCACAGGCCGCGCACGCGCGGGCTCAATCGGCCCAGCGCCAGGCGCTGCCGGACGTGGCGCGCGTCCTGGCCGAAATGCGTGGCGATCTGCTCAACGCTTGCGCCCGATTCCTCGAGACGGGCGAAGCTTTCATATTCCTCGACAGGATGCAGCGGCTTCGGCGAGACGCTCAGCATCAGCGCGACCTCGCGCGCTTCGATCTCGTCGCCTTCGACGCGCGTCGCCAGCGCGTCGCGCTCATCACCTGCCGCGGCGAGCGCGCGTAGGGCACGCCAGCGCCGACCGCCGTCGAGCACTTCGTAGCTGTGCGGATCCTCGGGGCAAGGGCGCAACTTGATCGGCGATTGCTGGCCGCGGGCGGCGATCATCGCGGCGAGATCGGTGACGTCGCTCTCCATGTCCTGGCGCGGGTTGAGCGGCGAAAGACGAATGATGCGGTCGAGCGAAACGGCGACGATCTGTGCGGTGGGTTCGATGGTCATAGTCTCGTCGTTCCTCATGCGGCGGGTTGTGACGGATCGAGCCTGATCGGCAGACCGAGAAATGTCGTCCAGCGCGCCCGCACGGCGGCGTTCGCGCCCGGCGCCTTGGCGGCAGGCGCCGGCGGATTTATCCAATCCGGATAGTCGGCGTCGATGTCGGCGCGCATGGGCATGATCAACCCGAAAGCGTCTAAATCGTGCTGCGCGGCGCGCACGAGATGCGGCGCATGTTTTCCGCTCGAGACGATCCTGATCGCCCTGGCTTGCGCATCGCCGCACAACGCCCGGGACAGTCGCCGCAAGTGATGGTGACAGATCGCATCAATCGGGAGCGCCTCGTCAGGCTTCGCGGCAAGAAGCCCGCGCCAGCTTGGATATGTTCCGTCGATGACGGGCTTGTCCTTGAACTGCACGAGTTGGATTTTCTCGTTCAGTTCGGCGAGCGCCGCGAAACACGCTTCTGCGCGGTCTTCCATCATCTCTGGCGCAGGCGTCGTGATGAGGCCGGCCCGGTCGGATGTGACGACGATCTTGTAATTATGGTTGAGCGTTCGGATGGCGTGCGAAACGTCGGCGATGAAGCGCTTGTTGAGATGCACGATCCCGGAACCATTTTCCACGAAGGCGTTTTTATCGCGGATCGCCACGAGCTTATAGCCGTCGGTCGCGACAAGCACGGCGCCGCCCTCGGCGATGGGTTCGATATTAACGCCGGTGAGATGATAGCGCGTCTCTTCTTGGCCGACGCAGAGATGGGCGCGTAGCAGCAGGCCTGCGTCGACAATGCAGCGGAAGGCTGGTTTTTGCGGCTTCGGTTGATCTTCGCTCATACTGACAATTCTCCAATCCAAGAGGGTCTGCGCGCGGAACGGCGTAGGTTCGGCGCGCTGATGAAAGCGCGGCGCGCGGCGTCATAGTCTCGCGCCGCATCGAGCTGGCGATGGGCGAGTTTCCATGCGGCGAACATCGCGGCGGACCATGTCCGCGCACGTCCGGCGCGAAATTCGCTGCGCGCCTTGCGGGTGATCGCGCCGCGATTAAAGCGCCCGTCAGCATGGATTAGCGGACGGGTCAGCGTCGCATGGGCGGCGGGAGAGATGCGCGCCGTTTGTGTGACAGAGCTCATCTCGGCGGCCTCCACTGTTCTTCAAAAGCGCCGCCAACCGGAACAATCGAGCGCTTCCAATTCCATTTACTAAGGATTGTCAGCATTCCGTCTGTCATCGCCTCGACGATAACCGGCGTCATCCCTTCTGACTCGATTCCAGCAACCAGTTTTCGCAGCGCCCCGGCTCCTGGCGCCTTCGCAGCAATGGCGACGATCCGAACCTCTCGCGCCGCGTCGTCAATAGCGACAACGCCATCATGCCAAACGTTAGAAGCGAACCAAGGCCGCTCGTCGAGATCCAAAGGTCTGCGTCCGAATTCTATCTCGTCGCGTTTCATGGCGTCCATCGGCGATACGCCGTTGAGAAGATCGGCAAGGCATTTCTGTAGAGCGGCGCGGCCTGCGCGCTGCTCCGACGTCGCGCTGCGCGTCATGCGCAATCCCTCCATTTCGCGGTGTAGCGCGTCTCGCGCGGCCATTTGCCGTCCGGCGTCTGGTAAAAACGCGGCGCGTCGGGGTTGGCGAGCAGCAGGCGATTGTCGATCGTCAGCGCCAGCGCCCGCTCGGTCGTGTCGAAGCGTTCAGCGGCGCGGTCGAGCGGGCCCGTATAGGCAAGTCGGCCGCAGCAGTAGATGTTGACGACGCGCCGCATCACGCTCTGCCCTTTTCGTAGTGGGCGTCGAGCTCTGTGAGTGCCTTGCGCAGCACGTCGCGAAGATCTCGCTTGCCCCAAAAGGTCACGGCGCTGCTGTCGTCATCGCCTGGCCTGTGAATGAACGGACCTTTGAGTTCGAATGCCTCGCCGTCTTCCTTCACCGATACGGGACGAACGCCGCCATCAATCATCGGCTTGTAAGAGACGGGTAGCTCCAGATAGAAACGCAGCCCGGTGAATGAGTGGCCGTCGATCTCCTTCGAAATGATCTCGATCCGGTCCGTCATTTCTTCTGCGTAAACATTCACGCGCATTTCGATCTCCTACGAGGCTCTCAGACATGAAAGATTTCGATCGTCACAGGACCGTTGCGCATGTCGCCGGTCATCTGGCCGTCGAGCATGGCGCGCTCGCGCGGCGTCAAATTCCGGTATTTGGCGATACGCACGTCGCCGCGCATGATTCCGCATGGGCAACCGACGCAGGATGATCCGACGCTGTAGCCGTTCTCGTGCAGCCATTGCTTGGCGGCGGCTTGGGCGGCGAAGTCGCCCTGATCGTGAAATGTCTTGATCATCGTCGTTGTCTTCTATCTGCGCGCCGGCATGCCCGGCGTCTCTAATTCCGCAAGTCGATTGGCGCGGCGGTGAAGCTCTGCGAGCGACGCGCGCTCGGCTTCGCTGCGCGGCTTCGCCTCTCTGCAGGCGATCATCACCGCGCGCGGCCCGGCGTCGCAGAGCCAGAAAGAACGGACCAAGCCGAAGGCTTCGATGACGGCGCGATTGAAGTCGCGCGCCACGGATGGTTCGCGCGCGCTCACGGGTTCGCCCCGTGAAAGGCGGAGTAGAGGCCAAAGGCCGCGATCGCGACCGGCAGGAAGGCGACAAGAATTGCGTCGATGTTTTTCATCTGATCCAACACCTTCCCTGAAAGGCGCAATCGCGCGAGGAGAGAAAATCGAGATGTCGTCGGCGCGGCTTGACCCAGAGCGAGTCCGCCGCGTAGGCGAGCGCCATAACGACGATGAGCGCGAGGTGAAAGCGCGGCGCGGCCATCACGCGCGCCCTTTCATTTCCGGCTGGCCTTCGAAGCGAGCGATCTGCTCCTTCATCATCGTCACGATGTCGCGACGATCCGCGCCGTTCGAGATGTAGTTGCAGCGCCCGTCTTGCGCGCCGAAAGGGAAGACGAGCAAAACGAAACCCGTCTTGCGGTCAGATCCCTTCGCCTCGCCGTTGAGGAATTCGTCGAGCGTCCGCGCGATCGCCTGCATCTTTTCGCGGTAGCTGTCCTCAATCGGCGCATCGCCGAGTCTTTCCTTGCTCATCGCGCAATCCTCGCTTCGTAAACTCCGCGTCTTTGCAGTGGCGCGAGTTCGATGCGCAGCTTCCTCGGACGCTTCGGAAATGGCCTGACCGCGATCTTCCGCTTCGGCGGAATGAACGCGCCGACGTGATTTGCCTCTCGGCGCTTCGCCTTGGCGATCGCGGCGACGTCGTCTTTCGTCTTCTCGGCGTGGCAGGGGATGCAGAGAATGCGGGCGTTCTCGAATGTCGGCTCGCCCGTCAATCCGTCCGGATCGTCATGGTCGCATTCATAGGCGCCCGGCTTGACGACGGCGTAGCAGCGCGTCCCGTTCTCAAGAACGCCCTCGCATCTGCCGCCGCAATGCTTGTAGCGGGCGACGATGATCGAGCGTTTGAAGTTCTTGCGGGCCATCACTCCGCCTCCTCGACGAACTCGCCGGAGGCGTTGAGCGAATACCAAATGCCCGCCTTGATGCCGTTCTCGCCGACCTTGCTCGCGCGAATGGCGAGGATGTCGCCGTCCTCATCGCGACAGACGAGGCAGATCGCGCCGCCTTCTCCGGCTTTCGCTTTCGATCTACGCCCGAGTGCGGCAGCAACAGAATTCTTGCCGCTGGTGGCTGCGTTCGACCCGTAGCCGCTGGTGGCTGCGTTCGCCCCGTCGCCGCTGGTGGCTGCGTTCGCCCCGTCGCCGCTGGTGGCTGCGTTCGACCCGTAGCCGCTGGTGGCTGCGTTCGCCCTGTCGCCGCTGGTGGCTGCGTTCGCCCTGTCGCCGCTGGTGGCTGCGTTCGCCCCGTCGCCGCTGGTGGCTGCGTTCGCCCCGTAGCCGCTGGTGGCTGCGTTCGCCCCGTCGCCGCTGGTGGCTGCGTTCGCCCCGTAGCCGCTGGTGGCTGCGTTCGCCCTGTAGCCGCTGGTGGCTGTCGATTCCTTCTCGACCGTCGCCTTGTCGAAAATCCATCTCACCGCGCGTGAGACGATCTCGCCGATCGAAAGCTCGACGCCGATCGTGATCGTGGCGCTGGCGATCTTCGTATCTTCGTCGTGACGCGCGAGATCGCCGCTCTGCTCGACTTCATGAAAGCGCGAGACGCCGACGGGATAGTAACGAAACACGTCGAGCGGGTTTTCGCAGGCATGCCAGCCGTTCTGGCAGACGACGATCGGTCCTTCGACGGAATAGGTTTTACCGACCTCGAACTGAAAACCGCGACACTTCAGATCGCGGTCGAAGCCCTTCACCGTCTTGACGACGACGGGCGCAGTCGGCGCGACCGCGGTGATTTTGGTTTTTTTCGACTTGCGCGCCATTACTTCCTCCGAATGCGGCGCGGGGCGACCCGCAGACGCAGCGCCGCAAGCCGGTCGGCGACGAAAGGCGCGAGCGCCGAAGCGAACATGGCGATGTCAAGCAGGTTCATGACGGCGACCTCCCGGCGCGGACGGCGATCAGCGCGCGCGGCGCGCGGGGACGCGGACGCGGCGCAGCCGGGCGAGCTCCGAGCGGATCGCGACATATTGGGCGATCAAGCCGCCGACGCAGAGCGCGAGAAACGGCAGCGAAAAAAGCAGGGTCGCGAACTGCTGTTCGGTGAGCAATGAATGAAGGAAGGACATGGTCTGGTCTCCACAGGCGAAGCGCCTATGGAGGGATGATAGGTTGTAATTTTCCAACTCGTCAATAGGAAAGTTGGAAATCTTCAACTTATTATTGCGCGCGGTCTAGTTGCGGGCTACGGTCGGTTGGAAACGGAGGCGGGGATGGCTGAAGGAATGCTTACGCCCGGGGATATGGAAAAGCTCGCGATTAACGAGCGGGTGGCGCGGGAGGCGTTCGATCTGGGTCAACGCAGGCTCGCCGATGCGCTTGAGACGAAGGCGCACTTCGACCATAAGGCGACGACGATATTCACCGCCTTCGTCACAATCTCGCTTGCGGTTTTCGGCGTGGGGGCGGCGATCCTACGAGACCCGCTCTTGCGCGAAACGGCATGGGCGTTCTTTTGCTCCGGGACGTTTTTCGTCGCCGCCGCTTTCGTTTCAGCGTGGAGCATGCGCGGGATGGAGTATGGGTATATGGGCTGGGCCCCTGAAGTGTGGTTGCGGTCAGGCGTCATCGACGGCGACGACCAAACTGTTGGCCATATGCTCGCCTATGGCGCGCACAGAACAGTTCACCTAATCGCGCAAAGCCAAGCGTCGAACAGCGCGAAAGCCGCACTGCTGCTGAAGGCCGTCATCATCGGCGCGTGTGGCGCGCTGGCGTTCGGCGCGTCGGTAGGGCTGACGCTCTGGTCTATCGGGTGATTAGCCCGCCACCGATATCTTTCTTGCCGGTATCGCTCGGTTGTTCCGGCGGCGGCGGAGGCGGGTCCTTCTTATCGCTCATAATGGTCTCTGAGGCTTTAGATCCAAAGGGGGAGTTAATGGCCGCGAGCATGCTTGTTTTCGAGGGTGAAGGCGGCGAACTCGCTTCTTACCTTGGAGTCGATTTTAGCGAAGCCGCGCCGTCGCGCGAAAGCGAGGAGCTGATCAGGGTCTATTATGATTCGTTCGATCAGGACGCGGGACCCCTGCCGCCGAAGGTCGTCGATTTTCTGACGCATCTTGGCTTCCCACTGGTCGAAGGCGGGGATCATTGCATCGTCGCAAATCTCTTTAATGCGCTCATAGTCCTCGCGCCGAAACCAGGCGACGGCGACCGCCCTTAACGCAGCCATCTTTTTCTCCCGTTGGGTTTCCGGGTCACCGCCCGCCACAGCAGCGCCAAACATAACATTTCTGTTGACTTGATCAAGCACAACATATATGTTGCGTCCATGAACAGTAGGCAGGCCAAGCGCTATCTCGCCCAAAAGGGAGCGACGTTCTATCCCGGCAAAGGCGGACACCTTCACGTCACGCTTAACGGCAAGCGCTCGGTCCTACCGCAGCATGGCGGATCGAAAGACATTCCCAAGGGGCTCTGGCTTTCGATCCTCAAGCAGCTCGGCATAGAGGAAAAATAATCATGCGTTACGCCGTCACGCTCACCAAAGACGGAGACGGGATTTCCGTTTGCGTCCCCGACATCCTGGAAGCCCTTACCTTTGGTGAGGATCGGGACGATGCGCTCGCCCGCGCGTCTGATGCGATCGAAACCGCCCTCATGGGCTATATGGCCGCCCGTGAAGACATTCCGGCGCCAAAGGCGAAAGGGCGTCACTACGTCACGCTGCCCGCCCTTTCCGCAGCGAAGATCGAACTCTATTCGGCGATGCGCGCCGCCGGACTCGGAAAGGCCGCGCTCGCCAAGCGGCTCGGCGTCGCCCTGCCGCAGATCGACCGATTGCTTGATCTCGGCCATGCCTCGCGGCTCGACGCGATCGAGCGCGCCTTTGCCGTGCTCGGCAAGACCATCAGCATCGAAGTGCGCGACGCCGCGTAGGAATTACCCGCTTTTATTGTCCCGCCATGGCGGGAGCGCGGGTCAGGGGCTTGCTCAGCGCCGGGGCGAATTGTTCCGGCGGCGGCGCGTCGGCGCCGGAGCTGGTCGGCCCGCACAATCCGCCTAATGCGCCGACCGGGTTCTGGCCGGCGGCGCGCGCTTCGGCAATCGCATAGGCGCAGTATCCCCAGTCTGGCCGGCGGCCGAGCACATAGTCGACGCGCTTCCAAAACAGCCGATAAAGCGGAACATTGTCCATCTGGCCTTCGAACGTCGATCCGCCACTCCCCTGTCCAGCTTCGGAAATCGACACGCTCGCGACCATTTCCCCGGGCGCTTCCTCGACGGTGAACTCCCATTTTTCCCGGCCCGTCGCGGCCGCAAGAACGGCATAGATGAAATATTTGCGCAGCGCGGTGAACCCGTGGGCGGTGTGGCGTATCTCAACGTCCTCGGGGTCTGAATGCTTCATCACCGTTTCCGCGGCGCGAATGATCCGCTCGCGGTCTTCCCCCTTGTAACGCCGCGTCGCTTCGGCGAGAAAATCGTCCCGATCGACGATCCTGTGCGAATTGCAGCCCGCGAGCGTCGCTACGGCGATCACAGCTGCAAGCGGCATTATGAATTTCAACATCTTTGTAACCCCCGTGCGCTTTAATCAGGTCTTGCGTAAGCCCTACGGGCGGTTAGCCCGCGTCGGCAACTGCGTCATGGAAATCGTGCTCATGGACGATAAGAAGTCGCGCGCCAGCTTTGCGTAATTCGACCGCCTTCTCCACCTTGCGCCCATAGCAGGCATACATCCAGCAAGGGTTTCCCTCGGCTCCAACTATCAGATATTGCAGGTTTGGCGAGACGCCGTGCAATGGCCTACCCCCTCGTTCGATGACGAGATCGAAAAATTCCGCCCTCGTGTATTTTTCCGACGCGCCAGTGAAACAGAATGTCGACCCGCCAAACGAAATCTCCGGCTGCACAGCGCACACGCCGACGATGCGCGCGCCTTCCAAAAGAAGCGGCTGTTTGATTGTCCTGTCGTCCAGAACGGCGATAAATTCAGCGAAGAAACCCCGAAGCGTTTGATGCGTCGCCGCATCAATGCCTTCTCCCGCCAAAACCCCTGTGACGAGGCTCGAAACCTCATCATATGGCCATAGCGTCCTAAGATGATCGCGCTCCTCGAGCCAGTCGGACAGGCCCCTCAGTTCCTGCTCTGTAATTTTGCCATCGGCCATGATCCCACCCAAGACTGCGTGCAGCCTTTGCATGTCCGCCGCCGTCCCCCCGGTGAAATCTGACGAGCGCAACTTTTCACAAAGCCATAGGATGTCCTGCTTCTCTTCGTCTGAGATGACACCGTCAGCAATTGCGTTTCTGACCACAGGCGCCAGCTCATTAAACGGGTGAGTATCCGTGACGGCGCGATGTTCAAGCAGCCATGTTTCTAGAAAGGCGACCTCGTCACTGTTTATCTCGCCGTCGATGGTGATGCCTTCGACGATTCCGATGAGCGAATTTAAAGACTTCTCTAGCCGAGACCGTCGAGTGAATTTGAAATACTTGGTATGATCCGCGTGCATGATCAACCTCCATGCCGGCCCTCTCAGAGCCTTGAAATTCTCCCCGCTACGCGACCGATAATCGCGACATTTTCGCCATCCAGAATGAGTTCGAAAGGCTCATATTTCGGGTTGGACGATCGGCAAATGATCCGTGGCGGATCGCTGTTGCGCATCAACTGGACGTGCTTAACGATCACGCTGTCACCATCCCTGATCGCGAAGATGGCGTCTTGTTTTGGGTCTTGGTTCGAGCGATCAATGAGAACCCGATCTCCAGGCGAGAGGTCCGGCAACATCGAAGGGCCATCAATGGAGATGATGTCCGTGAACTGTGAGCTGAGCCGCATTTCTCCCTTCAGCCACGAGGAAGGAAAAAACCATTGGTCCTTCACACGCTCTTGCGCTTGTCCTGCCGAATGATCCCCAGGCAGCGCATAACCCCCTCCGTAAGATGCGCCACCGCGCAAGTCGTATTCCGGGATGCCGCGTGTCTTGTTTTCAACAATCGGTTCCGACGGCTCTTGGTGCGGGCGATTGAGTCCCCTCGTTTCGCCGAACTGCGATTCGGTGAGCTGCTCCGGCGTCCAGTCCAGCGCCTTAGCAAGCTTCGCATAATTACCGCCTTGAATACTCGTCTTCCGGTCGATCAAAATATCGTTTACGAAGCCCTTCTTCAGGCCCCCAATCCTCTCGGCCTCGAACTTGTTTCTACCAAGCTCAACCAAGCGGTCTGAAACAATTTCCTTCAAAGACTTAGCCATATTGGATTTATACAACACGCCGTTATGGGTTTCTGGTTGTATTTTTACACTTGACATGGTTGGATTTTTACAACCATATTCCAGTCATGGAAAAGGAACTTGTCGCCAATCTCAGGGCTGTTTTCGACGCCTTCGCAGCTGTCTCGAAACTGAAGGCCTCGACGACGTGGGCAAGAGCGGTTGGCGATGCGCGGTTCATGGACCGGCTCTCGTCGGGATCCAGCTTCACGATCAAAACCTACGACAACGCGATCAAATGGTTCTCCGACAACTGGCCTGACGGCGCTGTTTGGCCTGCGGATATTTCGCGGCCGACTCCTTTCGTCAAACAAACAGCATCCGCCTCCCCTTTCACAGAGGCCGCGCCGTGACGATCCACGTCCTGCATCGCGCCGAAGTCTTGACGGTCGCCGCCGGCGACGACGGCGAGATCGCGATCACCTTCCGCTCGCGCGACGACAAAACCAAGATCGAAGCGATTGGTCTGCAGGCCGCCGACGCAGGAATCTTGATTGAAGCACTCTCAACTGTGCACGACGGGCGCTCGCCGCGCGTCACCATTCGCGAAGAGGGGAATGCCTGATGTTTCGGATCAAACACGCTTTCTCGCATCTCCTCGATCGCTTCTGCATGGCGGTCTACCGCCGCGGCGAGCGCGCTTGGAAAAACTCTCCCGAGCGCGCCGCTCGGCGCGCCGCCTGGCTGGCGTCGCCGGAGCGCGCAGTGGAAAGACTGAGAATAAGGGCGGAGGTCTTTGCTGAGCATCAAATCCTCCGCCATCGCCCTAGCGACGGGCCTGTTCCAGACCGAGAGCGGCTAATAGCCGACTGGCTTCTTTCTTTTGAGCGTCAGGCGTCCATGCGTCCTGGAATGCGCGCGCAATGAGCGCCTCGCGAAACCTCTCGGCGAAGGAGTACTCGTGCTCGATGAGCGCCGTCGCGATTGCGACGATCGCATCGAAATGCGCTTCGCCAGTGAAAAGAAGATCATCCCGCATCGTCGAAACTCTCATGGCAAGGTCTTCGACGCGCGCTTCCAGTTCTTCGATATCCATGGTTCGTCCTCATAGGTTGTCCAAGCCTTCCCATGATGGCGAAAGCCGCGGGGCGCGCAAGCGTTCCGCGGCGCGGTTTCAAGACGATCGCGACCCGCAATGGGGCGTCTTCGTCTGGGGCGCTGTGATGTTCGCATTCTGGATCGGCGTGTTCATCTGGTGGAAGGCGTCATGACCGATCCCGACGACATTCGCCTGAGCACGCGCGCCTCGCTGATCCTCATCGGCTGCGCCGGCCTCGCGCTCGGTCTGTTTCTGTATTTCGGCAAGGTCGCGATCGATGAGGCTGTGCGCCTCATCTTCGGGCCAGGCTGATCGTGAGCTTCGCGGCGATTTCGGATCCCGCCGCGTCGTCCTGCGCCGCAAGGAATGTGCGGCTCGCGTTGCGGTGAGAGTCGCAACGCTCCGTTGAGCCCTCCTTGGGCGTTTCCTCCCTCAACTGCCGGGCGCTTCGGCGTCCGGCTCTTTTGGGGAACTGAATTTGTATCTGCTCTTCCGACTGGCCAGTTGGCCCGCAAATAAACCGAGCATCGTGTTTCGAAGCGGAACTAGGAACGCGCCGAGCCATGGACGGCATCATCAGGTCTGACCGGAGGCCAAAGAGGATTCCATGGACGACGGCGGTTTGGAGGCGGGTGTGCATCTCGACCGTTCGTTACTGGTGACAGCGGGAGAGACTGCACGGAATTTTGTTTCGACGGGCTCCTTCGAGACGCCGCTTCGCGGCTCCTCATCAGGTGAGGTTTCGAAGGCGGCGGACCGGCCTGTCGTTCCTGTGTGCGTCGCATCGCGTTGCGTCTGATTGGCGTCTCCGCGTCGCGTTGCGTCGAGTTTCGTAAAGGAGTTTGGGGAGGCGGACGCAAAACCTTTCGCCGCCCCGCGTTTGACTGGGGCTGTCATTCAGAATTCGTTCGATGACGCGCGCGGCGGGCTGGCCGATCCGCGTCCAACTGTCCGAGTGAGCGTCTATCTCGTCTTCGTCCATGTCCCGATAGGAGCATGTCGACGCATGACGAATCGTCAGAGATTTGAGGACAAACGCATGAGCATCGCGGCGACCGCCGAAAAGATCATCCGCGAAACCATGGCGGAGCGCGGGCTGAAAAAGCCGGACGCGCGTCGCGTCGTGGCGCGCGAGGTCGGCGTCAAGCCCGGCGCGTTGGAGCGCCTGGGCAACGGCTCGCTCGTCCATGTCGAACGCATTACCGATCGGATCAACGCCTATGTCGTGCAGCGGCTGGAAAGAAAGATTGCGGATATTGAGCACGAACTGGCGCTGGCTCGCCTTAAGGCTGATCGCACTGTTGAACCTGACATTGACCGCGCGCGGGCTGCGCTCGAAGACGCGAGGCGGGCGCTGCGCCATGACGGAAAATGAATTGGAGCGCGCGATCGTCGGCTATCTCGACATCCGGCTGCAGAAAGGCCATTGCGCGCTGGCGCTGCCGAAGGGCGAGAGCCTGTCCGGATTTTGGCGGGAGCGCGCCTCGCCCGCCCTGCTACGCGCCGGCGCGCCGCGCCTGGCGATTGTCGGCGCGGGCAAAATCTATCTGATCTTCACGCGCACCGAGGGCGACGACCTTTCCGAACTTGAGGAGGAATTCAAGGCGTGGTGCGCGGCGCATGACACGCCTTATTGCGTGGCCCGCTGCGTCGATGACATTCGCGTCGCGCTCGACCATTGGCGTATCCCGGTGAGGGCTGCGGCATGAGCGACAGGGTAGACGGCGGACAGTTGCGCGCCTTCATCGAGCGGATCGAGAAGCTCGAAGAGGAAAAGCGCGCGATCGGCGACGACATCAAGAGCGTTTACGCGGAGCCAAATCGACCGGATTCGATCCGAAAGCCATGCGCGCCATCGTGGCGATGCGCCGGCAAGACAAGCATAAGCGCGAAGAATTCGAGGCGATCCTCAATCTTTACATGGACGCGCTCGGCATGCTCGGCGACACGCCGCTGGGCCGCGCCATGACCGGGCGTCGCCGCCTGCCCAACCGCCGCGCCGGCGAGACCCGCGCGATGATGTTCCGCGACCGCGAATATCGTCTGACGGTCGGGCGCTTCGACGACGGCGGGCTCGCCGAAATTTTCATCGACGCGGAAAAGGCCTCGACCGATTCCGCCGACGACGCGCGCGACGCGGCGCTTTGCCTGTCGCTCGCCCTGCAATTCGGCGTGCCGTCGGAAACGATCCGCCAGGCCGTGACCCGCGCCAGCAATGGCGCGCCGGCCGGGGTGATCGGCGCCGTGCTGGACGCCTTGGCTGTCGACGAAACAAGGGAGCCGCATCGTGACGCATGAGCCGCGCGCGGGCAGTAAATTTGCGGAGGTGTTGCGCCGCGCCCGGCAAGGCGCGACGCAAAAGCAGATCGCGGCGCAGACCGGCTTTGAATATTTTTATGTCGGCGTGGCGCTGGCAAAGCTGCGTGGCCGTGGGCTGCTGGCGAAGCCCGATGAGATCTGGACCGACGCGGTGCTTGAAGCGCTGCGCGTCGCCATTGTCGTCGATGGGCTGAAAGGCACGGCGGCGGCCGCGCGGCTGACGCAGCGGTTCGAGCGGCCGTTCAGTCGCGATCAGGTCGTCGGCGTCGCGCTGCGCCGCGGCTGGCGCGCGGGCGCTGTCGACGCAGGGGCGGGCCTCGCCAAAAATCCGCCGCGCTGGACGGCGGCGGCTGAAGCCGCGTTGCGCGCCGCTGTCGCGGATAAATTGTCAGGCCGCGAAGCCGGCGTGCGCCTCACCGAGATGTTCAAAATTCCCTATTCACGCAACATGTGCATCGCCAAAGCGCAGAGGCTAGGCCTGCAATTTATCAGCGAACCTGGACCGCGCTGCGCAAAATCAGCGCCTCAAGCGTCGGCGCGCCGGGCCGCGCGCCAGAAGAAACGCGCGCCTGCGGTCGTCTGCGGCGAAGCGCAAGAGGCCTGGGCGCCGCAGCGGCTGGCGCTGCTCGATATGCGCCCGGGCGACTGCCGCTACCCGCTTGGCGACCCGGGCGCGGAAGGCTTCGGCTTTTGCGGCGCGCCGGCGCGGCCCGGCGAAACCTATTGCGCCCATTGCGCGCGCATCGCCTATGAGACGCCAGCGCAGCGCCGCAAGCGGCGCAAGGAATGGTGCGACGCGCGCGGCCTGCGCGTCGAGCGCGAATGGACCGGGCGCGAAGGGAGGCCGGCGTGACGCGCCGCGCCAATCCGGCCGTGGCGCCGCAGGAGATGGTCGACGCAGCGATCGCGGCGGCGGCCAAGATATTCGGGGCGACGCCGCGCGAGGTGCGGCGCGGGTCGCGCCGGCACGCGGCGCGGCGGGCCAGCATCGTCGCCGTGGCCGGGCTCGCCGCGGCCTGTCCCGAGGCGACGCTGACCAGCGTCGGGCGGCAGTTCGGCTATTACGCCGACGGGCGCGGCGCGATCGAGCGGGTCTGCGTGGCGCGACAGGCGACATGGTGGCGCGACGATGCGGTCGAGCGGGTCGCCGAGGCGGCGCGCGCCGCGCGCGCCGCGCCGATCTCGCCGCCGATCTCGCCGCTAATCGTCGCGCCAAGCGTCGCGCCAGCGCCTACGCCAGGCCAAACGCCAGGCCAAACGCCAGGCCAAACGCCAAGCCAAACGCCAAGCCCAGCGGCGCGCGGGCCGCGCGTCGCGCGACTCCGGCCCGCGCCGCGGCCCCGCGACGTCGCGCCGATCCTGTGCGGCGATCCGCCCAAGGGCCGGCGCGAGCTGCTCGAGGCGCTGGCGAGTCCCGACTATGGACGCAGCAACGGCAGGTGGGCGTGATGGCCGGCCTTGGCGAATTTGGCGAACATATGCGCCGGCAAGAGATGGATCTCGCGCGGAATCGAAACGCGCTTGTCGGCCGCGTCGACATGGCGCGCAAGCCGCCTGGTCCGCTCAGCGCGAGCGGCGAATGGCTGTGCGGGCATTGGGCGCAGACCGCCTCGGGCCGCGTCTTTTATCCGCTCGATCCGCGCGTCGAAGACATCTGCATTTACGACATCGCCGCCGGCCTGTCGCGCCTATGCCGCTACGCCGGGCAGCTGCGCGACGACGTCGAGCATTATTCGATCGCCGAGCATAGCGTTTGTCTTGCGCGCTATTTTTACGCGCGCGGCGAGATCGATCTGGCGCGCTGGGCGCTGATGCATGACGCCGCCGAATTCTGCGGCGAATTGATCCGCCCGATCAAAAGCGCGGTTTCCGAATATCGCACGATCGAGGCGCGGATCATGCGCGTGATCTGCGCGCGCTTCGGCCTGCCGCTCGTTGAGCCGGACGCGGTGAAACGCGCCGATCTGCGCATCCTGCTCGATGAGCGCGCCGCGGTGATGGCGCCGCCGCCCGCGCCCTGGGACGTCGACGATATGGCGCCGCTCGGCGCGATCATCCTTTGCTACCCGTCGCGCATGGCGCGCGCTGCGTTCCTGCATTGGTTCGGCGTGCTGTTTCCGAATGAACAGCTCAGCTTCGCTTCACGTGAAACATCATCAACGGCGAGGTAATCAAAATGAATGAGAGAATCATCGGAACATTCCTAGCTTTCTTTATAATTTTCATCATCTGCGCGGGGCTCGCCGGATGCCCTCAATATGGCGTCTATCAACAACGCCTCGCCGGCGAGGCGGAACTCGCCAAAGCTGAGTTCTCTAAACGCATCGCTGTTACCTCCGCCCAAGCCAAATTGGACGCCGCGAAACTCGAAGCCCAAACGGATGTTGTGCGCGCAGAGGGCGTAGCGAGCGCGAACAAAATCGTCGCCGACAGTCTAGGCGGCCCAGAAGGTTACCTGCGCTGGAAATATATCGAAATGCTCGAGCGCTCCGATGCTGCCGGGCATGACGTCATCTATGTCCCCACTGAAGCCGGCCTCCCGATCCTCGAAGCCGGCAAGCGCCAGCGTAAAGAAACCGGAGGCCAGTGAGATGGATGACGGATTCGAGTGGTTTGCGACCCAGGATCGCGAACGATGGCTGGCGACATACTGCATCACACGCGAAGGCGCGATCCACGTCGGCAGGAAGAGTTTCGACGGCGCGTTCTATATTTACCAGGCGCGCCGCGAGGAGATTGATCTGCGCATTAAATCTTGGTCGCTCATGGAGCTCCTCACGGCGATCAATGACGAACGCGTCGATCCTGACGGCGACGGCTCGGTGTTTCGGCCTGCGCCGAGCGAGGCGCAGCTTTCCGACCTGGAATCCTGCGTCGAAACGGCCATCCGGCAATGGGCGTGGAAGCACGAACTCGCGCCGGAGGCCTGGGCGTTCGCCGAAAGGCGCAATGAAGAGCTAATCCCAGATGAGCGCGACTATCCGCCAGATGTTCGGGCGCGCTATCATGCTCTCGTCGCACGCATGGGCGCTCCGAAAGAGGCGCGCGTGTGATGCTACTGATCCCCAGCCACCCACTCGCGAATATCTTCCCAATGATCGAAGGCGAGGATTTCGCCGCGCTCACCGAAGATATTCGCGCGAACGGGTTGCGGGAGAAAATCAAGCTCTATGACGGCATGATCTTGGATGGGCGCAATCGCTATCGCGCCTGCCTGGAAGCTGATGTCGATCCGGTCTTCGAGCTGTTCGACGGCGACGATCCCGTCGCATATGTCATTTCACTCAATTTGCGCCGCCGACAGCTTGATGAATCGCAACGCGCCATGGTTGCGGCGCGGCTGGCGAATATGCGTCAAGGCGCGCGGACGGATTTGAGACCTTCGGCAAATTTGCCGGAAGTTTCGCAACCGCTGGCCGCTCAACTGACAAATGTCAGCGAGCGGAGCGTGCGCAGCGCGCGCAAGGTGATCGAAAGCGGTGATGACAATCTCGCTGCGGCGGTAGACCGAGGGAAGGTGGCTGTCTCGATCGCAGCGAAAATCGCCGATATGCCGGCGGCAGATCGCGAGAAAGTTATGGCTGCCGCCGCGCCGGAACACGCGGTCAAAAAGGTTGCGCGGCAAAAGAGGGAGGAGGAGCTCGCCGACAAGCAGCGCGCGCTCCCCAACAAGAAATATGGCGTGATTTACGCCGACCCGGAATGGCGCTTCGAGACCTATTCGCGCGAGACCGGCATGGATCGCGCCGCCGACAACCATTATCCGACAAGCGAGACGCAAGACATTTGCGCGCGGGGCGTCGTAGCGATCGCGGCGGATGATTGCGTGCTGTTTCTCTGGGCGACGGCGCCCATGCTCCCGGACGCGCTGCGCGTCATAGCTGCCTGGGGCTTCGCCTACAAGTCACACTGCATCTGGGCGAAGGACAAGATCGGCACGGGCTATTGGTTTCGCAATCAGCATGAGCTTTTGCTGATCGGGACGCGCGGCAATGTTCCGGCGCCGGCGATGGGTGGCCAATGGCCGTCGCTGATCGAAGCGCCGGTCGGCGCGCACTCCGCAAAGCCGGAAAAATTCGCCGAGATGATCGAAGCCTATTTCCCCAATCTGCCGAAGATCGAATTGAACCGGCGCGGCCCGCCGCGGGACGGATGGGACGCGTGGGGGAATGAGGCGGGACAAAGCACAGGTTTGGAGGTCGGCGACGCATGAGCATGCAGATGCTTCTCTGTCCTCCATCACCGCCCGTCGATCTGCCAGACTATGGCGAGTTGCCGCCCTATCTGCGCCGGCCCGACGCGAGCGGCGCTATTGCGACGCTCGAATATGTCGCGGCGCATTCGGGCGAGAAAGAGGATATCCCGGCAAAATGGCGCTTGAGCGGATCATCCGCCGTCATCTTGATGGCCGAGAAAATGTTCAGCGGCGCGCATGCTTCGGCGCGGCGCGACACAATTCTGTTCTTCGCCTGGTCAGCGAATTTCGACGATCTGCTCGCGATCATGCAGCGCTATCCGGTCGCCATAGATGATGGGGCCCGCGCGGCATGGGAAGCGCAATATGCCGAGGCGATCAGATCCTATCGCTTCCGCGCACTCGCCCCGAGCGCGGCCGCGGCGAGTCGGGGGCGATTCAAGGGAGAGTTGAAGCCGTTCCAAATGGAAGGCGTGCAGTTTCTGCTCTCCAATGCGCGCGGCATTCTCGCTGACGACATGGGCCTTGGCAAGACGGTGCAGGCGCTGGCGGCGGCGGAAGCGCTAGACGAATGGCCGGTCGTCGTCGTGGCGCAGCCGCATGTGCAGTCGCACTGGATCGGCAAGATTCCAGAGTTTCTTCGCGCGGAGAAGGCGCGATCGGGATTTTTACAAGACGCTGGCGCGCTGACATTCGCCGATCTACGCGGGATGAAGGTCGACGCGTCAATTCCAGCGGCCGACATTTACGTCGTTCACTATCTCGTGCTGCATGCCTGGACGGAATTTCTGATCGAACGGGGCGTCAAGGTCGCGATCTTTGACGAAGTGCAAGAATTTCGCGCCAAGGGCACGCGCAAGCGGGCGGCTTTGGAAGCGCTGGTCAAGGCGTCGCGCTGCGCGTGGGGCCTGTCGGGAACGCCGATCTACAATCACGGCATTGAGATGCTGAACGTCATGGATGGCGTCAATCCGGGCTGCCTCGGCACGCGCGTCGACTTCCAGATGCGTTGGTGCGATCACCGCGACCCGCGTGTCGTCAAAGAGCCGGAAGCCTTCGGCGCCTATCTCTCCGCCCGCGGGCTGCTGCTGCGCCGGCGCAAAAAGGATGTGCAAGCGCAGCTTCCGTCGAAAATGCGGGTGATCGAAGCCATCGACGGCGACAACGCGTCTTTTGCCGAGATGATCAAAGAGGCGGTCCGCCTCGCCAAGGAAGCTGAGTTCGAAGACGCATTCGAGCGCGGCCGCAAGGAAGCGGAAGCGCTTCGCTGCGCCAGGCAAGCGACGGGCCGCGCGAAAGCTCCCGCGGCGGCGGCGTTCATCACGTCGCTGCTTGAGGCTGATCAACCAACGCTTGTTTTCGCGCATCATCACCTCGTGCATGACGCGCTGCTTGCGACGCTGGCAAAATTCGGCCCCGTCTCGATCACCGGGCGCGAGTCCATGGCGGAGAAAGACTACAACCGCCGACTCTATATGGACGGCGAGACGAATGTCTGCATCCTCGCGCTCCGAGCCGCGACCGGCATCGATGGGCTGCAGCATCGCACGCAGAATGTCGTTTTTGTCGAATTCGACTGGTCACCGGCGGTGCATGCGCAGGCCGAAGACCGCGCGCATCGCATGGGCCAGCAGCATCAGGTGATGGTCTATTACCTGAAATCAGATCTCGGCACTGACCCCGAGATGATCTCGCTGCTTGGCGTGAAAGAGGCGCAGGCGCTCGGAATCCTTGGCGATAGCGGAGATTCGCAACAAGACGCGAATATCGCGCGCGAGACGGCGGAAGAGAAGAAGAGCGCCATCCTCGACATGCTGCGGAGCATGCGCTGATGCTCCGCATAACCTTCGAAATCTTGCCCGGCGGCTCTGAGGCCAAGAAACGCACGATCGGCTTGATGGAGCTCGCGCTGATCAAGCGGCATCCGAACGGGACGGCGGATTATGCGGTCGTGATGACGAAATGTCCGCCGTTCAAGGGCGCGCTGAAAGCCGCCTGGCGCAAAGGCAGCGTGACGTCTGACGGCGCGGCGATGAATCGCGTCATGGCCGGCGAAGACGAAGAGCTGATCGTCGCGCTGGCGGAGGGCCATCACCGCACGCGGCGCGGCTGTTACGATCTGCTGCTGCGCGCGCTGAAGGGCTGCGGCATGGAGGCGCGGCAGTGAGCGATTGGGCGAAGAAAACAGCTGACAAATACATTCGCTCAGACGGACGGCCGCCGGACGGGAGAAAGGCCTCATCTTATCACGACGCTGCTGAAGCCGCATGGCGCGCGAACGCTGAAATCGTGCACCGTTTTCTGCGGCGAAAAGAGAATCTCAACGATGCGGAGGGGCGCGAGGCGCTGTTCGCATTTCAGAGGATTGGAGACGGCGTCAATCGCCAGCATAAGAGATTTCTCAGCGAGATGGCGGCCCGGCAGTGACCCAATCGCGCACCGACTCCCTTCGAGAAACCCTTGCGCACACGCTGGCGCGCTTTGTCGTCTCGGCGCTGGCGACAGCCTATGTGCTGCCGCTCGTCGGCGTCGATTTGCCGCTCACGCAAAATCTCACAGCGCGCGCGGCGATGACGGCGATTCACGCCGCGCCGACTTACGCGATCCGCCGGGCGTTCAATGCGCGCGTGGGGAGGTCGGCACTATGAGTGTGGCGCCGGCGCGGATCATTCGCGAAGCTATGATCGGCCATCCCATGGTTGGGGATCCGCGCTTTGACGACAGCGGCAAGGATGGCTTGCTCATTCGCCGCGCCTGTCAATATGCAGCTGGAATTTTGAAGAAACGCGGCCTTCTGCCCGACGACGCGAGTCATTTATCGGCCACATGGATTCCGCAGCAGCGCTGCGTGATCTTTTGGCGCGACGGCGTCATCGCCACGATTTACCGCATTCCCGATTACGTCATGGATTACGACCCGAAGAGGGCGCTGCTGCCATGACGAAGCGCTCGTGAAACTGAGAGGAGAACTAAAATGAGTATGCAGGCATTGCAATGGGCGCATGAGCAGAAAGTCGGCCACCCAGAGGCAAAACTCGTCTTGATCTTACTCGCGGCGGCGAGCGGCTGGCCCGAGGCCGCCTGTTTTCCGGATCTGGGAAAACTCGCCGAGCAAGCTGAGATTCGCTCGGCTTATGAGCTGCGGTTCATTCTCTCGCGGCTGAAGCAGCAAGGCTTGGTCGTCGAGATCGAACCTGACTTCGGATTCCTGATCTTGCCGTCTGACGAGGACTCCCGCGCGCTCGCGGCAGACCCAGATCGCGCGCGGCGGGAGTTCGCCGACTATCTCCCCTCGCGCCGTCAGATGAACCCGCAGAAATAGCAGCATCATCTTTTTCCTTAACAGTGGAGGCCAAGAAAATGGCGGAGGCGATGGTGCGCATTCACCGCGCGGCGCGACGACGGTCATACACGATCGTCGACAACGCCATTCTTGCCGGCGGCGCGCTCTCGCTCGAGGCTATGGGCCTTTTGGCGCATCTCTTGTCGCGTCCGGACGACTGGAATGTTTCGCTTGCGCAGCTCGGGCGCCTGCATGGCGTCGGGCGAGATCGCATCCGGCGGATCATGCACGAAATCCGCGACGCCGGGTATGCGCGGCTGGAGACGATCCGCGACCCTGAAACGGGCCATTTGCGCGGCACAGTGTGGAACGTGATGGAGCTGGCGGAGACGGACGAAGCCTGCGCGGCGCGTGTCGCCGCCGACGCTCACCGAGAGCCTGAAAACCCGTCTCTCGGTGAAGAATCAACAACATCCACCGAGAGCCTGAAAACACCGACGCTCGGTGAAAACCGACAGTCGGAAAACACCGACGCTCGGCGAAAACCGACTGTCGGTTTTCAGGGCGCCAACCAATTAATATATAATAAACCAATTACTGACTCTGAGAACCAAAGCTCTCTCTCTGAAGATTCGGTTGAATGCCGCGAGCGAGAGAGAGAGGATTTTCCAGAGCCAAATTTAGAAGCTCCTGTGGATTCACCACAAGCGGCGCGATCGCTTGTCGAGCATGATTGGGATAAATTCCGCGAGCGCTGGAGATGGCGCGCCGATGAGGCCGAAGACGTCGCGAAATGCGTGTTCGTCCATCTGGGCCAGGCCGATCGGGCCGCCGCGCTCCGCCATGTGCGCTATTACCTTGACGACAAGGCGAAGAAAGGCAAGCCGACCCTTTACGCTGGCAATTGGTTGAAAAATCGCGGCTGGGAAGAATTTGCTGAGCGAGAGGCGAGGGTCGCTGAGGCCGTTGCCCGGCGCAGACGCGAAGAGCGCGAGAAATACGGCGGTGTGATCATCCGACAAGGAACGCCACAGGCGGCGGCGTGGGCGCGCCACGACGGCGTTCGTCTCAAGTTCGGCCACGTCGGGCCGTTTTACGACGCCGTCGTGAAGCCCAGCGAATGGCCGCCATCTGCGACACATGGCGACGCGCCGCAGACCGAGCCGAGGCGCGAGGCAGGGTGAGGCGTTGGGATGCGGGAGGGTGTGGCGTGTGGCGTTTGCGTTAGGCGGACATTGGGGAGCAAGCGCGCATGGCGGGCGAAGGGGCAAACTCAGTGGAAAAAAAAGAACCCCTGCCGTTGGCTGAGGCGGGCAAGAATTGGCGGGAGCGTCGCCGCACCGAGGCGCAGTGGTATATCGTCGAGGCGGTCGAGGGGAAGGATTTCAGGGTTTACGGCGAGCTCGCCGCGATGGGCTATGAATGCTTTCGGCCGGTCGATAGGGTGATCATCACGCGACGGGTTATGGTCGGCGGCGTGTTGAAGCCGCAAAAGACCGAGCGCAAGATCCCGCGCTTCGGGCGCTATGTGTTTCTGCACCACGTCATGTCTGCGTCGGTGCGTTCGGCCATCCATGATTTGCCGGAGGTGAAGCGCTTCGTCTGCCTTGCTGGGACGGAAGAGCCGGCGAGCATTCCGGATGCGCTGATCGAATTCTACCGCAAAGGATTTGAAGGCGAGGCCAAGGAAATCGATCGCGAGTTCTCGCCGACCGATAAGGTGCGTATCGCGATCGGGCCGGCGACAGGCGTGATCGGCGTGGTGAAGGGGATTTCAGGCCTAGCGGCGCGGTTTGAACCGCGGGACAAGGCGTGCGGACCGCTGGTCGTGCCGCTGGCGCATCTCGAACTGGTTGAGAAGGGCGTCGGGCGGGTCGCCGAGGCGCATAAGCGCAAGGTCGCGCATGCGTGAAACGGCGTTGTCCACAAGGCGACGCCAAGCCTGGCAAAGGCGTCGGCGTCAACCCGGTCAAACGATCTTTAGTCGCGAGTTGACTCTTTCGCCGAGTCGGGCGTAACCCTAAAAACATTCGGCGGCGCGTCGTCGAGTCGAGTTTGAGACGCGCTACCGCAGAACCGGGCGCTAGGCGCCGGCGATGAGCCGGAGGTCTCCGAAGGGGAAGCGGGACAGACGCCGAACCATAGGCTCTCGGCCGCCACGCAAATAGGTCGAGACGTATCGCGCGGGCGCCATGCTCCGCATCCGAAGCGCGATACGTGAACGCCGCAGCCCCGCGCAAGCGCCGGGCGCGAAGTGCGAAGCTTTCCAGACATGTTGAGATCAAGGCGACATAAGCTTGCGCCGAGTCGCGCTGGCAAACTCGTCGTCCGCAAGCGGGCGGATGAGTTTTATCTCTCGAAAGCCTGGAAGGATTTTGGGGCTGGGATCATCAAGGCGCGTGGGCGGCGCTGCGAATCCTGCGGCAAGACGCGCGAGGCGGACGGAACGCCAGTGAAGCTGGTCGTCGATCACACCATCGAGCGGCTCGATGGCGGCGATGATCTTGATCCAGGCAACGTCAAGTTGATGTGCGTGCGCGAAGGCGGTAATGGCCAGCCACATGCGGATGGTGTGCTGGGCTGCTGTCATCCGCGCAAGACCGCGCAGGCGCGCGCCGACCGGTTGAGGCTCCTCTGATGGAGGGGGGGTCAAATCTCTAGCACCCGAAGGGGTCTTCACCACATAGGTTTTCATGCGCGCAAAATTTTTTTGGAGAGCAAAAGGTTTGATTAGGTGCGTTTGATTGGCGGAATTCAAAGATGAGTAACGACGCCAGCGGAAACAGCCCAAAATCAAAGCGCGGCGGCAAGCGACCCGGAGCCGGCAGGAAGCCCAAGGGTTATGTGAAGCCGGCTGCGATTAGCCAATTGAATCGGGTTCAGGCGCTTGCTTCAGAGCCGCCGGTCGAAATCGACAGCGTGGCGCAAACGCATGCCAAGGACGCGATCGAGGCGTTCGTAAAAATCCTATTCAATGGCAGCAGCGAGCCGGCCCGGATCTCCGCGGCGAAAGAAATCCTCGATCGCGGTTATGGAAAGCCTGCGGTAGAGATCGGCGGCGACGCGGCGCCGATGCTGCCTTTCATGATGCGGCCGACCAGCAACGATACGATCTCGGTCACCGAGGAGGTCAGACTGGAGGCGCGCCGCTACGCCAATCTGGCGATCAAGACGCTGCACACAATTGCCACCAACGGCGCAAGCGAAACTGCCGTCGCTAGCGCCGCTAAAGCCCTTCTTGACAGGGGCCTCGGCACAGTCGGCAAAGCGCGTATGATCGAAGATCAAAAGCCCGACCGGCTCGGCAAGAAAGAGGAAATTCGTCGCGCCGCCGTCGAGGCCACCGCCTCCGGCATCTTCTCGCCGCGCCAGCCGCCGCGAAATCCTGTCGCTAGAGCGCAATGATCCGATGGTCGACGGCGTGCCCGGACTGGCAAGAACGCATTGTCCAGGGCCGCTCGCTTATCCCGTTCCCGCCGCTCTTTCCGGAAGAAGCGCGGGTCGCGCTCGACCTTTTCAAATCGCTGCCGATCGTCGACGCGGTCGGTAAGCCGACATTCGGCCAATGCGCGCGCCCGTTCATCACCGATTTCGTGAGCGCGATTTTTGGATCATACGATCCCGAGACCGGCGAGCAGCTGATCAATAAATTCTTCGAGCTGATATCGAAAAAAAACGGAAAAAGCACAAAGTCCGCCGGCATCATGCTGACCGCGCTGGCGCGTAATTTTCGCGAGTCGGGCGAATTTTACATTCTCGCGCCATCTAAGGAAGTCGCCGACAACGCCTATACGCCGGCACGCGACATGGTGAATTCGCATCCCATGCTCTCGGCGATCATGAAACCGCGCCCAGGCCGCGTCATCGAACATCTGACCACCGGCGCCTTCATCAAGGTCATCGCGGCCGATACCGAAGTCGTCACCGGCAAAAAGACGATTGGCCTGCTGGTCGAAGAACTGCATGTGTTTGGCCAGATGGCGCGCGCCGCCAATTTGTTGATGGAAATCGAAGGCGGCCTGGCGTCGCGGCCGGAAGGCTTCGTGATCTATCTGTCGACCATGGCCGATGGCCCGCCGAGCGGCGTGTTCGCTGAAAAGCTCGAGGAGTTTCGCGCGATCCGCGACGGCAAGATTGTCGTGCCGAATAGTCTTCCCGTTCTCTACGAATTTCCATCCGATCTCTTAAAAAATGACGCGTTCCGCCGACCTGAAAACTGGCATGTCACCAATCCCAATCTCGGTGTTTCGGTCAGCGAGTCCTATCTCGCCCAGAAACTTGCGGAAGCCGAACGCGCCGGCCGCGCGCGCCTGAACGGGTTCTTCGCCAAGCATCTCAACGTCCAAATCACCATGGCGCTGCGCGCCGATGGCTGGACCGGTGCGTTGATCTGGGCCCGCGGCGGGGCGCCGGGGCTGACGCTCGACGATATCCTGGCGCGCTGCGAAATCGTCACGGTCGGCATCGACGGCGGCGGGTTAGACGACATCCTCGGCGTCGCCGTCGTCGGCCGCGAGAAAGGCACGAACCGCTGGCTTGCCTGGACGCACGGGTTGATTTCGACGATCGGCGTCTGGCGGCGTAAGGCCAATGCCGCGGAATATCTGTCGTTCAAGAGGGCCGGCGACCTGACTGTGTTTCGCTTCGGCCATATTGACGAGCGGGAAATCGACGAAGACTCCGACCTGGCCGATATTTTCGCTGACGTCCCGGCGGCGGTCGACGATCCTGAAGCGCTACCGCACGACATTCAATTCGTCGTCGATCTCGTTGCGCGGATCCGCGACGCGGGACTTTTGGCTGAGGTCGGCGTCGACGCGGCCGGCATCGGCGCCATCGTCGACGCACTGGCCGGCATCGGCGTCACCCAGGACGCCGGGACGCTGGACGCGGTTCGCCAGGGCATTGGCTTGATGGGGCCGATCAAGACCGTCGAGCGCAAACTCGCTGACGGCAGCTTTCGTCACGGAGATCAGCCCTTGCTGAATTACTGCGTCGCCAATCTCAAAATCGTCCCGACCTCGACGGCGATTCGCGTCGCGCGTGACGAAGCTGGTCTCGGCAAGATCGACGTGGCGATGGCGATGTTCAACGCTGTTTCGCTGATGACGCTGAACCCAGAATCATCGAGCGCCATTCCCGATGATTATGACCTGGCGGTGTGGGCGTGAAATTTTGGCAAGGCTGGTTTGGGGGCGCCGAGGCCTCGGACGACCGCTATGTCGACGACTGGCTCAAGGGAATGGAGCGCGGTATCGCGTCCGCGACCGGTCTGCGCGTGACTGTCGAGAACGCGTTGACGGTGCCCGGAATCTCCGGCTGCGTTCAGGTGCAATCCGAGGATATCGCGAAAGTTCCGCTGGAGCTCAAGCGGCGGTCCGACGATGGCTATGCGCCTGCGACCGAGCACCGGCTCTATTCGCTCCTGAAATATGGTCCGGCGCCGTGGCTCTCGCCCTATAAGTGGCGCAAGGCGATGGCGCATGTTGTCATGACCAGAGGCAACGCCTATTCGCGCGTCTGGCGCGACAGCATCGGTATGACCGAGAAAATCACGCCGGTCCAAACCGGCCGTTGCTCGGTGCGATGGGCGGATGACGGCGAACCCTTCTTCGACATCACATTGAAGGGCGTCGTCGAGCGCGGATTGACCTGGCAAGACGTTATCCACGTCGGATACCGCGACTCCGATCAATGCGCCGAAAACGGCGGCGTCATCGGCGTTTCGCCGATTGAGCAGAACAAGGAGACGGTGGCGCTGATGATCGCGGCGGAGCGCTTCGCCGCGGCATTCTTCGCGAACGGCGCGCAACCGTCGATGATTCTCGAATATGACAAGAAGCTGCCCAATGACGAAGTCGCGAAGCGCATCCGCGCCGGCATTGAACGCGTCTATGGCGGGCTCGACAACAAATGGAAGGTCGCGATCCTCGAGCTGGGGATCAAGATGCGCGAGACGTCCTTTGATCCGGCGAAAACGCAGCTGGTCGAAACCCGCAAGCTCGGCGGCGAGATGGCCTGCACGATGTTTCGCACGCCGCCGCACAAGATCGGCATTCTCGACAAAGCGACGTTCAGTAATATCGAGCAACAAAGCATCGACTATGTGACTGGTCCGCTCTCGTCGCTCGCCAAGTCGATCGAGTCGGCAATTACGATCGCGTGCCTGACGCCGCCGGAGCGCGAGATTTACAAGGTCGAGCACAATCTCGAAGGCCTGATGCGCGGCGATCTTCTTAGCCGCTATCGCGCTTATGCCATGGGTCGTCAGTGGGGCTGGCTGTCGGTCAATGATGTGCGTGACCGCGAGAATGAAAATCGCATCGGATCTCAGGGCGACGAATATCTCGTGCCGCTCAACATGATACCGGCAAACGACAAGCCGGACCAGCGCGACGACCAGAACGCATGGATGGAAGGTGACGTCCGCTATGCGTCGCCGCCGGCGCAAGTCAATGGCCGCACACATCTCCCCAACGATCTGAACTGAGGTCACACCATGGACGAGAATGGAGGCGGGCTGCCGGACGGCGGCGCGGTGACGCTTGCTGCGACAGCGGCTACTTCGGACAACCGGTCGGCGCCCGCGCCATCGCCCGCGCCCGGCGTGCGCCGCTATCCGCGCGTCGCCAGCGCCCTCACCGGTGAACCCTGGGCGATCGTTCCTTCCGAGCTCCATAAAATCGCGGCGATCGTTTCGCGCCATTCGATTGACGCCGGCAAGCAGGACGGCCCGCCCGCCTATATCAAGCGCGATTATGAGGTCATGGCTGGCCCTGGTGCGCAAAAGCTCCCCGGTGCGAGTCGCGCCTTTCTGATCGACGGCGTCGCTATTCTGCCAATCACCGGCCCGATCTTTCCGCGCGCCAATATGATGACGGAATTCTCCGGCGCGACATCGATCAGCACGCTGACCGACGATTATCGCAAGGCGCTGGAGAGTCCAGATGTCGGCGCTATCCTGCTGATGCTCGACAGCCCCGGCGGCGCCGTCTCTGGCGTCAACGCTTTCGCGGACATCGTGTCGGCCGGAAAGAAGAAGAAATACACCACGGCCTTCGTCGCCGGCGCCGCCGCGTCTGCGGCCTATTGGATCGCGAGCGCTGCGAGCGACATCGCGATGGAGCGAACCGCAATGGTCGGCTCGATCGGCGTCGTCGCGGCGATCCCCGCGCAAGTCGCTCCAGACGCCGACGGCGAGCTATGGATCGAAATCGTCTCCAGCAATGCGCCGAAGAAGCGGCCGGACCCGCTTTCCGAAGACGGGCGTGGTGAAGTCGTGTCGATGCTCGACGCGATCGAGGCGCAGTTCATCGCCGATATCGCGCGCGGCCGCGGCGTCTCGGTAGACAAGGTCAAATCTGAGTTCGGTCAAGGCGGCGTGATGATCGGCGCCGCGGCGGTGAGGGCGGGCATGGCGGACAAGGTCCAGAGCTATGACGCCACCCTCTCCGGGCTGCGCCGCATGGTCGCCAACAATCGAAAACTATCAGCCCTCAAAAGGGCCTGAGCTGGCGCATTCGCGCTTTTTACTGGCCGAAAGGAGACTCCAATGGCCGATATCGTGACCCTTCGCCAGAACCGCGCGAAGGCATATGAGAAGATGGAAGCGAGCCTCGCGGCCGACGATTCCGACACGCGTCAGGCGGACTTTGACGCTGCCGCGGCGGAGGTCGAAGCGCTCGATCGTGAGATTGCCAACGCCGAACGCGTCCAGCGCCTGAAGGGCGACGGCGCGGTCGGCACGCTCGAGTCTGGCGATCCGAACGCAATTCCGGCGCGCGGTTTTATGGCGAAATATCGCAACATGCCGGGGGCGAATGAGAAGCGCCCGGGAGCCATCCTTACGAGCGCGCAGTCGGCAGCCTTTGGCGATCTGTTGATGGCGACGCGCCGCGCCAAAATCACCGGCCAGGTCGATCCGCTGCTTATTGAAGCTTCGCAGGGTGCGAATGAGGCTATCGCCGAAGACGGCGGGTTCCTTGTCGAGAAGGACATCGCCGATGGTCTGCTGATGCGGACCTTTGCGCAGGCCAATCTTGCGAGCAAAGTTCGTCGCATCCCGATCTCGGCGCGGTCCAACGGCGTCAAGATCAATGCGCTCAAGGACGATTCTCGCGCGACCGGCGCGCGCTGGGGTGGCATGCAGACCTATTGGATTGGCGAGGGCGACTCCCTCACCCCGACGCGTCCGAAGTTCCGCCAGATGAACCTTCAGCTCAAGAAGCTCGCCGGCATGCTGTATGCGACAAGCGAAGCTCTCGCGGACGCGACGGCGCTGTCGTCGATTATCTCTGAGGCGTTCCCCACCGAATTCTCTTTCATGATCGACGATGCGATCTTCGAAGGCGGCGGCGTGTCCAATCCGCTCGGCTTCATGAATGCCGGCTGCAAGGTGACGGTCGCCAAAGAGGCGGGCCAGGCCGCGAAGACGATCGAATTCGACAATATCACCAAGATGTGGGCGCGCTTGCCGGCGCGTTCGATGGCCAGCGCGGAGTGGTGGATCAACCAGGACACGCTGCCGCAGTTGATGGGCCTGAACATGGTCATTGGCACCGGCGGCATTCCGGTCTACCTGCCGCCCGGCGGGCTGTCGCAATCGCCTTATGGCACGCTGATGGGCCGCCCGGTGATTCCGATGGAATACTGCTCGACGCTCGGCGCCGAGGGCGACATCGTTCTCGCCGATCCGACGAACTACGTCATGATCGACAAGGGCGATATCCAATACGCCACGTCCATTCATGTCGCCTTCGTGACCGATGAGCAGGCGTTCCGGTTTATCTACCGCTGTGATGGACAGCCGGTCGACGACAAGCCGATCACGCCGTTCAAAGGCACCGACAAGCAGTCGACCTTCATCACGCTGGCGCCCCGCGCTTAATCCACCGTCCAACGACACGATCATCTGACGCCCGGACGCTGAGTCCGGACGTCCTTCCCAACTTTCCTCCAGGAAGGATTTGCATATGTCGAATCTTACATTCGGCGCGCGCCATATCGTCAAGGGACTCGACGCTGTCGCCGACGCCTTCGCCGGCACGGTCTATTCCGACGTCGTCAATATGAAAGCGTATGCCGCCGCTCGGTTCATCGTCCATAAGGGCGTCGGGACCACCGGCACGTCGACGCTCACGCTCGAAGCATGCGACGATGCGGCTGGCAACAATCCCGTCGCGATCCCGTTCAGCTACCAGGTCTACGCTGGCGCTGACGATGTTCCCGCTGACGTCGTGAACGCCACTGCGGCCGGATTTGCGACAACTGCCGGCTCAAGCCAGCTCTATGTGCTCGAGGCGGAGTCGCAGCGCATGCCTGCGGCGAAGCCATGGTTGCGGTTGAAAGCTGTCGAAGTCGTGGATTCCCCCGTGCTTGGCGGCGTTTTGATCGAACTGCTGAAGCCCCGCTATGCGCGTCACGTTCCGGATACCGCGATCGCCTGATCTGCGGCGCCCTGGCCCCCCTGTTTCGCTTTCACAGCGGCCCGTAAGGGTCGGAACAAGGATTCTTCATTATGGCCACTCGTTCACGATTCGCCGCCGGCATCCTGACGTTCTTCGATCGCACGACGCGGGAAACGGTTCTTCCGCTTGCGCCGGTGTTCTTCGAAGATGATTTTCTCGGGCCGGCGCTCGACACCACGAAATGGACGGCGCTCGACACTGGAGCCGCGACGGAAGCCGTCGTGGCCGATTTGGCCAACGGCGCCGTCGGCCTCGCGCTCGACGCAACAAACGAAGTTCAGCTCGCCGGCATTTCTTGGAATGACCAGCGCACACTGGCGCTCGCCCAGGGCCTCATTCTTGAGGCGCGGTTCCGTCTTTCTGTCCTCCCTTCAGCGGCGAGCGTGATTGCGGTGATCGGACTGCAGGGCGATCACAACGCCGCCGTCGACACGGTCGCGGAGTCGATTTGGTTCCGCGCCGACGGCAATGGGCAGATCACGGTCGAGAGCGACGACACGAGCCATGAAACGTCGAAAGTCGCCACTGGCGTCACCGTCACCACGGCGGATTGGGTCATTGGCAAGATCGACTGCACAGACATTGCCGATGTGAAATTCTACATCAACGGCAATCGCGTCGCTGAAGGCACGACCTTCAATATGAGTCAGGTCGCCGGCTTGGCGCTGCAGCCGGTCGCGCGCATCAGCAAGAGCGCCGCGACGTCGGTCGGCACGCTGCAGGTCGACTATATTCGCGCATGGATGAACCGGGCGTAATCGCCGATGTTCGCCATCTCTGCGCCAGCGTCGGATCGCAATCTACTGACGCTCGAAGAGCTTCGCGCCGCTCTCGATCTCGACGGGACAGAAAGCGACGCGAAGCTTCTCTCGATCGGGCTGGAGATTTCCGACGCGATCGCGAATGCTTGCCGGGTTCCTGTCGACGGCGTGATCCCGGCGACGCTTCGCCGCGAAACCATCATCGATACAATGCGACTGTGCCGCGACCAGGAGCAGCTGATCATGACGCGGCGCTTCGTCGACACGATTTCCAACATCACGGTCAACGGGATCGCTCTTGATCCTGCAGAGTTTGAAGTCGACAAGGCGGCGGGGCTGGCGCGCCGCCTGTCGTCGTCAGGCTATTACGCATGCTGGCCGAGCGGGATTATCGTCATGACCTATACCGCTGGGTTCGAGACGGTCCCAAGCGCGTTGAAGGACGCGGCGAAATTGGAGCTTGTCGCGAGATGGTCGTTGTCCGATCGCGACCCCGCCATAAAAAGAGATCGCACGCAGGGACTTGGAGAAACTGAGTATTTTCCGAGCTCCTCAGAGGAGACGGATTCGCCGCTGATCTCCCCGGATGCGCGCGCAAAAATCAGCTCATACAGCTATCAGCCGACGGTGTAGGACATGATCAGGCCGGGACTCTACACGATCGCCGATTATGCCCTCACAACCGCCGTGGCGGCGTTGGCGCTCTCGCCGATCGTTGATCTTGAGGGCATGGAAGAACTGTCGGTCGAGTTCAATTTCGCCTATGGCAGCGGCGGAACGAGTTTGAAGGCGTGGTTGCAGACATCGCTTTCACAAGGCACGCGCTGGCGCGATCTCGCCTGCTTTACCGCGACAACCGCTTCCAAGAACCGCGATTTCAGCCTACGCCGGACCGCCGACACAGGATTCTGGACGCCGGGCAGCGGAACGCTCCCCGACGACACGATCGCGTCGAGCATCGTTTTTGGCGATAGGCTGCGGCTCCTGATGACGTCCGTCGGAACCTATGCCGGCGGGACTGTGCTTTCGGCGCGCGCGGCCGCCACGTGAATATCCATCTAGCCCGGCTCAATCGCGATCTGAAGCGGAAAGGCGAGCGCATTAAACTCCGGCGCTACGCCGGAACGAACACGCAGATTTTCACAGAAGTGGACTTATTGGCGTTCGTTCGCGGCTATACGCCGCAAGAACTCGCGGCCGGCAGCGGCATTCAGGCCGTGGACAGCTTCGTGATCCTCTCGCCAACGGCTCTATTTGCGGCGCAGTGGCCTGGCGGCCAACAGCCTCTGGAGCCGCCATTCAACCCAGATCCGCATCTGCCGAAGAAAGGCGATCACGCCATCATTCAAGGGCGCGCGCGGACCGTGGAAGTTGCGTCGCCGATCTATGACGTCGACGAATTGGTCAGGATTGAAATGAGGGTTTTGGGTTAGGCTGGGTTGGAGGATTCTATGAACCGTCGTTCCTTTATGCGCAAAGCAGTGGTTGCTGTGGCTCTAGCGCCTGTCGTCGCTTTTGCCGCCGTTCGGTCATTTTTTGATGAGCGCCGCGCCGTCGAACGGCTCTGGTTCGATCTTAAGAGCGTTCCACGCGATTTGGCGCGTCCGCGGGCTATCGACGTGGTGCGCGCATTGCAGAACATCGCCCTGAACGGCCGGGATGAAATTGCGCGCGTCATGGCGGCGCAGTCGCTCTTAGATCGCGGTTTCGGCAATCCGAGCAAAGCGCAATATGCAGTCGTGAGAATCGATGGGGAGGGGCTCGGCGCGCTCGGCGCGATCTGCTGCGTCGATTTGAAGGGCCGGTCAATCGAAGAATTTCGGCTGATCAACGTTTCAGTCTGACGCCTGGGCCGCCTTCGCGCGTGTCGCCAGCATCAAGAAAGACAACGCCGGCGGTCTCAAGGGCCGACTTGATGGCGGCAAGGTTCTTGGTTTGCATGTTGGGCATGTCGTCGACCGCCTCGGCCCGCTGAAGGGCTGGGTAGGAAACGCCGCTGCGTTCCGCCAGGTCGCGGCCGGACCATTTGAGTAGAGCCCGCGCCGCCCTGATTTGCGCCCCTGTAAGCATGGCCGCAAAATCCATAGGCGGCACGGGCTTGGCAAGGACAGTTTTTGGCATTCGTGACGCCCGCGTCGGCATGGTTGATATGGTTGCCATGGCTAATGATAAAAAACTTATCATTAGAGCTTGCAATTGTGCATAAAATGATGAATATAACAACCTCCAAATTCGATCGGAGGTTGGGCTGTGAAAACGATCATCGCAACGCTGCGGGGGGTGTCACCGTATTCTCAATCGCGCCACTACGTGCGAGAGCTGGAGCAAGGCGAGTCAGCGGACGACAATTATCGGCGCACATGGCGTAACCATCTGCATACGGATAATTCCGGGAATGTGATCATCCCGGCGAATTCTCTGAAGAATTGCCTCTCAGAGGCGGCAAAATTCATGAGCATATCGGTTCCCGGAAAGGGAAAAGCGACCTATACGAAGAACTTTGAGGCTGGCGTGATGGTCGCTAAGTCGCCGACGATCGGCCTAAGCAAAGACGAGGTCCAAATGGAGGCGCTGTTCCTTCCTTCCGACGGAAGGCGCGGCGGCCCCAAGCGGGTCATGAAATATTATCCGATCATTCCCGAGTGGGAGGCGGATGCAGAATTCATCATCGTCGACGAAACCGTTTTACAGTCGTCACTCAAGGACAAGAGCCGGACGGTGTTTCAGGATGTTCTCGAAGGGGCTGGACAGTTTATTGGGATCGGGCGCTTTCGGCCTCGGAACAACGGCTATTATGGCCGGTTCGAGGTTGTCGGCATCCGAGAAATCTGACGTCTCGCGACGCACCATGACGCAACGCGATGCTTCTCGGCGCCGCGCGCCGCCCTGTAATGCGCCGCAACGCAACGCAACGTCTCTTCGCCAGCGACAAGCAGGCTACGGCCTGCTTCCCGGTGGCGAAAGTCACCAACTAGCGTGCCGCTTCACCGCGTGTCGCATCGCTTCATATCGCGTTGTATTTCCCGTCATTGTGTCGCTTTGCGCCATATCGCACCGCTGCGCACCGTTTCGCAACGTTATTCTCTCCTATCATCGGAAAGCACATGGCAAAATCTCGCTTTGAGACATCCGCAGATGTTGAGACGTGCGTCGAATATCTGCGCAAACATCAGAACTCAGGACTCATCGCTTATGTCGAGTTGTCCAAAACCACTGGACGCGAGATAGAAGGCAAGGATCGATACATCCTGGCGTCTGCGCGGCGCATTCTCGAGCGCGAAGGCATTTTTTTCGTGACCGAGACGGGCAATGGCGTGAAGCGCGCTGATGACGCTCAGCTCGCGAAGCTATCGACGGAAGAACCCATCATCAAAACCCGCCGGATCGCTAAGAGAGCGCGTAAGCGCCAAAGCTCAGTAAACATCCAGGGGCTTACAGACGAGCAGCGCATGGCGTTTTGGATTGGCAGCGCTATCCTTGGCGCTATCGATCAGGCGGCGAGTCGTGTGTTCCGCAATGCCGTGGAAGAGGCGTCGAACACATCCGACAGCCAAATCTCGCTCTCGAAGACGATTGATCTCTTCAATAAGATGAAATCGTCGAGTGACAGGCCGCAGTAGGTTTTTCAGCGTATCGTGTCGCAGCGCGACGCGTCGCGCCGCCCGGCGTTGCACGACTCCGCGTCGCAGCGCAGCGCTTCGTAATGTAACGCAACGTTCCATTTTCCCAACGCCGAGTCGATTGTTGTCGATTGGGCGGCGGGAAACCGCTTTGTCGCGACGTATCGTGTCGCACCGCAACACAGCGCGGCGCTCCACGCTATATAGTTCTGAGACGCGTCGCTTCGCGACGTAACGCGCCTCCCCGCATCGCGGCGCTAAGCTACGCAACGCAACGATTTAAGATCAATAGGGGATACCTGCCTTGGATCATCCACCGATCTCCTTCGCCCGCCCAGACTGGCGCGAGCGCATCATGGCTGGCCAGTCGCTGTTGCCAGATTTCCCGATTGACAGGCTATCAACCAAGTCTGCCGACCGCGCTTTGGAGATATGGCGCGATCTCAGAATTCCGGATGTTGCTGGCGACCCGACCTTTGGCGAAGTCGGCGCGCTATGGTTTAAGGATTTCATCTATTCGATGTTCCTTATGAAGGGCGCGAGCCGCGTTGTCCGTGAGGCGTTCGTGATGACGCCAAAGAAATCCGGCGCGAGCACGAATTGCGCCGCGCTGATGCTGACGGCTCTCGTTTTGAATAGCCGGCCGAACGCCGTGTTTGGGCTTTTTGGCGTGACGCAGGCTGTTGCGGAGATCGCTTTCTGTATGATGAAAGAGACGATCTCTCTCGACGATAAGCTATCAGCGCTGTTATCCGTTCGGCACCCACGCGAAATTCACCACCTGACGACTGGCGCTAGGGTTGTCGTGAAGTCTCTGAGCTCTGAAACGCTTGCATGTGAATATCTGAGCGGCGCTCTTATCGATGGTGCGCAATTGTTCCGGCATGAACGATGGGCTGACGCCCTAAGCGATCTTCGCAGCGCTCTGGATGGGTATGAGGATTCCTTTCTCATTCTCAACGCGACGCAGTCCAGAGAATTTCCGACCGGGCCGTTCGCGCGAGAATTGATGCGCGCGCGCGCGATCCGCGACGGCGTATGTAATGCCGGCGTCTTGCCGTTGATCTATGAACCGCCGGAAGGCGTCGACTGGCAGGATCCGAAGAACTTCCCACTGCTCCATCCTGGCGTCGGACGCACCGTCGCGGCTGAATTTTTGGAGCGCTCGAAGGAACGCGCGGAGCAAGACGGATATTTGGCTCATTGGGCCGCGCAATGGCTCAATGTGGAAACGAAGCCAATGGCGGCCGTCTCCTAGCGCCAATGATCTCGACCAAATACGCGCCTTTCGATCGCGACGTGCTGTTCGACCTCGGCGGCATGTCGCCGGAAGAGCAGAGCAAGGCGTTTGCCGCTTTCGCCCGTCAAGAAATCGCCACTGCCGATGCGCAGAACGAACGCGCGCTTGGGCGCGCCGTTTCATATGAAACCATCGTCGATCAGCGCCGTGGCGCCGCGCTCGAGAGCGTCTCGCCAAATGGCGTGATCGTCGCGAACTTCGATCTCGGGTCCGACGTCGTTGAATGGATTTGGGCAAAGCTGATCGCTCGGTCACCATTTCTTTCCGGCGCCTTCATAAAATGGATGCTCGTCTATGCCGATGGGGTCGAAGTTGACGGTCCGGAAAATATTCCGCCGGATGCGCAGGAAATCGTGATTCTGTCGGCTGTCCCCTATGCGCGCAAGATCGAAAGCGGAAGCTCAAAGCAGGCGCCGGACGGCGTGTTCGAAGCCCTCGCGGCAATGGCCGCCCAGCGCTATGGCAATCAGGCGAAAATCCGGTTCTCGTATCGCTCGCCGATCGGTGGCGGCACGCCGTTGGACAAATGGGCGAGCGGCAATGCGGCGAAGGCGGGTCGCAAGCAGCGCCAGCAATTCGCCAAGAACACGCGCCAGCCAGCGATCATCATCCAATTCCGCTGAGGGTATATGGCCTCTCTCGCCGTTATGAGCGCCGTGGAGGCGCGATTGCGCGCCGGCTGGAGCCGCGCGCCGATCGTCAGCGAAGCGAATACCGAGGGCGCTCAGCCGCTTGATGGCGGTCCGTATCTTACGGTCACCTACCCCGTCGCGGACGAGACGCAAATCAGCGTCGGCGCGCCTGAGTCCAACACCTATCGGGAGGAAGGCGCGATCCGTTTCGTGCTTTCCGTGCCGTTCGGCACAGGGCTCCTGCAATGGGCTGCTTGGATCAACGAGCTACGCGATTTGTTTCGCGGCAAGGCATTTGACGGTGTCGTGACGTGGGAGGCCCCGCCTTTCGCCGTCAATGACGATACGGAAAGTGCGACGCGCTTCGAGCTCAGTTTTGCGGTCCCCTATCGCTACGACCTTTTTGCGTAATTCGGCCTATGGCCGTCCGCCCATACGCGCCCTTGGGCAAGGCGTTGGAGCGCTGTGAAGCGCCTCGTCCCGCGGCCCGTCGTGAGACGTCCGCAATGAGAAGGAAGCCCTCCTATGTCGATTGCGCCGACCAGCCGCACGCGCGTGGCGTATATTGCTGAATCTGCATTCGCCACGACGCCAGACACGCCGACGTTCCTTGAAATTCGTCGCACTGGCGGCAATCTTCGCACGCGAAAGGCCACGGCTGTTTCCGAGGAAATCCATATCGACCGCAATGTGCGCGCCGAATATCAGCTCGCCCAGGACGTCGAAGGGTCATATGATTTCGAGCTGACCTATGGCTCCTATGACGACATCCTGGAAGCGGCGCTCGGCGGCGCATGGTCGACGAACGTTCTCGTCAATGGCTCCGTTGAGAAAAGCCTTACCTTCGAAGAGACGATCGATGTTGGCGGCGGTAGCTTCGCCTATCACCGCTTCACCGGCGTCGAGGTCGACTCGCTCTCGCTGAACTTCACCGCGCGCCGCGGCGTCACGGGCTCGGTCACCCTGCAAGGCAAGCAGGAAGCGCTCGATACGGCGATCATCTCCGGGGCCACCTATACGGCGCCGAACACGAACGTCATCGAAACGGCGAACAGCGTCGCGTCGCTCGCTGTCGCCAGCCTGTCGCCGGTCCCGATCGTGCGCAGCCTCTCGCTCAATATCGCCAACAATCTGCGCCGGCATGAAGTTCTGGGCTCGCTCTATACGAACAGCTTCGGCTCCGGCCAGTTGGACGTCACGGGCACGCTGGAAGCCTATTTCACGTCCAACGCGCTCTATCAGGCGGTGCTCGACCATGGCACGGGCGCGCTGGCGCTGACGATTGGTTCGGTGACGGCCAAGAAATACACAATCTCGCTTCCCGTCATTCAGTTTCTCGACGGGGCCAAAAGGCTCGGCGGGAAGAACGATGACGTCATGGTGTCGATCCCGTTCCGCGCGGTCGCTGACTCGGCGCCGAAGTCGATCTCAATCACGAGGGCCGTTGCGTAATGAAACAGGTCGAAATCCTCACCACCTTCCGAGGCTATCCCGACGACACGGTCGCCTCGGAAACGGTCTATGTGGCCGGCGCGAAGGTCTCACTGCAAGACGCCTTCGCCGACCTCATCATCAAAAAGGGCCTCGCCAGGGAAATCGTCGATCACCCCGCCCGCGCCGCCAATGTCAAATCGGAGCCTGCGCCGTGAAGCTTTCGGACATCAAAAGAAACGTCGCCGCCGAGAAATCCGGGCGCTGGATCGATATCAAACAGCCTGAGTTCGATGGCGTCGCCCTCAAGGTGCGCGGGATCGGCAACCCCGATTATGAGGCGCTGAAAGCCCGGCTGATCGAGATGCGCGCGCCAGCCGATCGAGAAAAGGACCTCGACGCCAATGAAATCGCGCAGCTGCTCGGCGAGACGATTTTGTTCGGCTGGCGCGGCATTTTGAACGACGACGCGACGCCCTTGGTTTTCGACGTCGCGACGGCCATGCGATATCTCGCCGACCCGGAGTATGGCGACTTCCGGTCTGCCGTGATCTGGGCGGCCCAGAACGTCGGGCGCGACCGCTACGCCAGCGCGGAGCAAGACGCAAAAAACTCACCGCCGCTCTGCGCTGGACGCTCGAATGGGGCGGGTCGGCGGACTGGCTCGCCGATGCCGCGCAAGAGCAGGGAATAGAGCCGAAGGCGCTGGCCGATCGCGTCGACCCGGCCCAACATCTTCTCATCGTCTGGCGGGCGTTCTGGGCGCTGACGAATGATCGGCCCTTCGGCGCGATGGGCGGGATGGGCTACATCCCGTTCCTCGCGATCGATCGCTACGCGGCCCGCTACGGCATTTCCGACGTTGATGAATTTGAGCGGTTCCAAACGCTGCTGCGCCAGATGGACGACGACTATCTTGCCTGGATTGTCGAACATAAGGACGATTGATTTATGGCCGTGACGATGGAAGTCATCCGAACGTTGACGACGCGCGCACGCACGGAAGGCGTCGACGCGGCGCGGCGCGAGCTTGAGTCCTTCGCCAAGGCGCAGGACGGCGTCTCGAAAAGCAATGACAACGCCGCGCGCAGCGTGCTGTCGGCGGCGAAATCCTTCGATGCGCTCGAGCGCTCGGTCGATCCTGTCGCCAAGGCGAACGCCCGCCTCTCCGTGGAGCAGGCGAAGGTGCAGCGCGCGCTGAACGAAGGGTCTGTTTCCGCCGAGCGTGCGGCGAAGGTGCTCAACCTTCTCGGCGCCCGCCATGAGGCGGCGATCGCGGCGACGCAGCGCCACGCCGGCGCGACCAGCGATTTCACGGCGCGCCTGTCGGAGTGGAGCAGACAAACCAATTCCGTCGCGGCGCGCATGTCGCAAACGACGCAGGCGACGAACGACAATGTCAAGGCGGTCGGCCTTGCGCGTCACGAATGGACGAATTTCGGACGCCAGGTCCAGGACGTCGTGACGATGGGCCTTGGCGGCGCCTCGCCGCTGCAGATCGCCTCAACGCAGGGCGCGCAGTTTTTCGACATCTTCACGTCCAGTTCGGCGGGCGCCAGCGCGGCGCTGAAGGACGTCGGCGGGGTGGCGCTGCGTCTAGTGCTGAATCCTGTGACCGCGATCGCCGCTGCGGCGGGAACGGCAGCGCTGGCGATGTTTCGCTGGAAGGAACAGACCGACGCCCTGACGTTCTCGCTTAACGGGCTCGGCCGCCAAAGCGGCATGACGGTTTCGCAGGTCAATCGCATCGCCGAGGCTGGCGCGGCGGGTGCCGGGATTTCCAATGCCTCGGCGCGCGGCCTCGCCGGTCAGTTTCTTAGTGCCGGCGTCCCGGGCGGAAGCCTGCAGGGCGCGATCAGCGCCGCGCGTGGCCTGTCGCGTGGTCTTGGCGTCGATCTTGATGACGCCGGCAAGGAGCTCGCCGCCGCGCTTGCTGAGCCGGTTAAGGGCGCTGACGATCTTGCCAGGAAATACGGCATCGTCTCCTTCGCCGAGCGCGAGCACATCAAGCAGCTTTCGGCTGTTGGCGATCGCGCCGGCGCGTCGGCGAAGCTGCTTGCCGTGCTCGGCGACCGAATTTCACAGATGCAAGATCCGACGACGGCGTGGGGACGTCTGTTGGACGGCATCGGTAAGCGTATGTCAGACCGTCTCGACAAGCTCGGGCAGGAAATCGAGGGGCCGAAGACTTTCAAGCAAGTCTTCGATCCACTGCGCCAGGCTGCGGAAAACGAAAAGCGCGCCCAACAGGATATCGCTGCGGCGCGAGGGCAGGAACTTGGCCGATTGCGCGAGGATTCGGCCTTCGCGGTGCGTGAAATCCAAGCGCGCACATTCGCTGAGCGCGAGGCTGTAGCGACCGAGCGCGCCCGCACGCAGGTCATGCGGGAAACCCATGACGCTGTGAAAGCATCGATTGCCGCCGAAAGCGAGCGCGCCAAACTCATGGCGGAGTCGGCGCGCAAGGTCGACGACCTCGCCAGGACATCGGCAGACAGCCTTCGTCTGTCAAAAATGATGCCGTTCGATCGCCGCATGGCGGAAATCGACATCGCCGAACGGGATTTCCGACGGGAAAACCTTCCGAGCGCGGCCACGCCGATGGCGGCGGAGTTCAATACGGCCGGGAGCGCGGCCAAAAACCTCGCCGCGGCGCTGAATAGTGCAGCAAGCCTCATCTCCCATGAAGGCGGCAGACGCATCATCGGCATTTCCCGTAGCGGCTCTCCGGATGATCCGCGCGGCCTGTCGGATTTCATCCGGTCGGAAGCGGCGCGGATCGGCATTGATCCGAATGTCGCGCTGCGGGTCGCGCGCAGCGAGGGTCTGAAGGACTTCACCGGAGATAGCGGCTCATCTTTCAGCGCTTTCCAGCTGCACCGCGGCGGCATCGCCAAGGGCGGCAATGCGGTCAGCGGGCTCGGCGACGACTTCTTTCGCCAGACGGGCCTCGACCCGAGCAACCCGGCCAATGAGCGCGCCGCGATCACCTATGCGCTCGAGGCGGCGAAGCGCATGGGCTGGACGCCGTTTCACGGCGCGGCGCGCGCCGGGATCGGCCGATTCGAAGGGATCGGGGCCAACGATAACACTGGCCTCTCGGCGCGCGCTGCCGGCGCGTTCAATGATCAGCGCGAGGCGGCCCGCTTCGAAGCGATGGTCAAACCGCTTCAGGACGCGAACCGCGAGATCGAGCGCCAGCGCGCCGCGCTGCAATCGCAGGAATCCGCGCTCGGTCGGGCGACGGCGGAAGTCGCCAAGGCGTCGAAAGAGCAGGAACTGCTCAATCAGATGCAGGCGCAAGGCGTGCCGCTGACTGATCAGCTTCGTGCCTCGATTGGCGCGACGGCTGAGAATTACGGACGCCTCGCCGCCGAGACGGAAGCCTTCGCCGACAAGCAGCGTCTCATCGTCGGACTCATGGACACGGTCCGTAGCGGCGCGAGCGAAGGTCTCGGTGGCGTCGCTTCGGCGCTGCTCCGCGGCGCGGATGCCGGCAAGGAACTCGAAAATTCCCTGCAGCGCATCGCCGATCGCCTCGCGCAACTCGCTATCGACCGATCGATCGAAAGTATCTTCGGTAAAACCGGCTCGGCAAGCGGCGGCATTCTTGGCGGGCTTGTCGGAAGCCTGTTTGGCGGTGGCGGCAAGGGCACGGGATATTTCAGCGCGCCACTATTCCCCTCGCTCGACATTGGCGGCGTCGTCGGCGCGCCAGGCGGGAAGCACGTCGCTGCGCCGATGTCGGCGTTTATCGGCGCGCCGCATTTCGCCGCTGGCGGCGCCGTTCCGGTGATCGCGCATGCCGGCGAGGTCATTCTCAACGCCGCGCAGCAGCGCAGCGTCGCGGCGGCGCTTACTGCCGCGCGTGGGTCGGGCAATGACAGTCGCGGGAGAGAGTCCGCACCCGTCTATGTGAACATCCAAAACGCCCCAGCCGGCGCCCGCGTGCGCGAATCGACGGACCAAAAAGGCGGCAAGCGCATCGATATTTCGTTCCCGGAGATGGTCGCGCGCTCCATCGGAGATCCTCGTGTCATGGAAGCTCTGCGCGCGGCCAATGGCGGCGCCGGCATCGCGCGGAAGTGGTAAATGGCGATACCAGACTGGCCGTCTGATCTGCCGCAACGCGTCCTGCGCGATCCGTTTCGGGATCAAGGGCCGCAAAACCGCATCTTCAACAGGATGGACAATGGGGGCGAGCGTGTCCGGCTCGGGCTCAAGCGCGCGATCAGGAACGTCAATTGCGTGTTCCTGATGCGGGAAGATCAAGTATTTCGCTTCGAACGCTTCTATAAGGAAGAGATCGGCGAGGGCGTCCGCCAGTTTTCGATCCCGGACCAACGCAGAGACGGACGCCAGATTCTGCTCAGCGACGGAACGGTGTGGACCGATGACGACGGCGTGCCGATCACCGTCGTCGCCAACTGGCGCGCAAGAATATCCGAGGAAGGATATGAAATCGTTCCTTTCGGTCTCGACTTTACGGTGAACTTCACGTTGAACGTCCTGGAGGTGTCGCTGTGACGCGGCCGGATCGAGACACGCGCGCCACGCTCTACGCGCAGGAAAGCGACAAGAAACACGTTCATCTGATCACGATCGCCCATGCCGATCTCGACGCGCCGATTCGCGTCGCTACCGGCAACGCCGATCTTCTTTCGGAAGATCCCGAGATGTTCGGGACGATCTCGAACGGCGCCGCCTATCAATATATCGCGATGTCGCTGAAGCTCCCCGATGTCCGGCAAAGATCGCTGCCGATCGGGTCGATGACGATCGCCAACGGAACCGGCGTCATCGCGCTGTTGCGCTCCTTCGTCGCGCCGCCGGCGATTGTCGATATCGCGACGGTGTTCGCCGATGCGCCGGACGTCGAGTTTCAGCGGTGGGAAGGCTTCACGCTGCGCGAATTCACCTCGGACTTTCAAAGCGTCACCTTCGATCTGCGCTACGACCAGCTGTTCAATGAGCCCTACGGGCTCATCATGAGCTACCCGCGCCTGCCGTCTATCCACTACTGAGCGTGTCCATGAGCCATCGCATTTGCGAATATGTTCGGCGCGATGAGCGCGCGGCCTTCGAAGCGCTCGGCTGGACGTTCAAGCTCGATCTCGGTCTGCCGGACGGTTTCGATTCCGTGCTGATGGAATGGGACGGCGCGACTCCGCCGGCCTATCCCGTGCAAGGCCCCGCGCAGGAAGGCGGAGAAGGCGCGTGACCGAGAAAGCAGGAATGCGCAGGTTCAGAGAGCATCGCGGAAGTCTCGACGAAGCGCTCGAAACGACTTTCGCCTTCAAGACCATCGCGGGTCTGGAGGCGCATATACGCCGTCTCGGCGCGCATAATCACGAGCCCATCGTGACGATTGCAGTCGAGTTTTACGGTCGACCCGGCGGATCCGGCGACGATGCCAGGATCGGCTGGAAAAACGTCCATCTCGTATATGTCAACGGCGTTCCGTTTGGCTGGATGGAAGGGCCATGGACCGACGCGTGGACGCCGTGCGTCGACGTCGCGGGCCGCCAGGACATGGCATAGCGCATGTCGCATTGGTCCACCGCCTACATCGGCCTGCCGTTCGCGCATGGCGGGCGCACGCGCGACGGGCTCGATTGCTGGGGGCTGGTCCGCCTCGTCTATGCCGATCAGCTCGGCATAGAGCTCGACCCGCTCGACGGCTACGCGACGCGGCTTGAACGGCTGCGCATCGCCGGCATGCTTTCCGAACAGGCGGCGCAGGGGCCGTGGCGGCGTCTCGCCGGCGAGAAGATCAAACCTTTCGACGTGGTCTCTTTCACCATCGCCGGCGCCGCCTCTCATGTCGGCGTCGTCGTCGATTGGCGCGACATGCTGCATGTCACCGAGGGCGAGACGTCAGGGCTCGCCCCGCATTCCGAGGGACAATGGGCGCGACGACTGATTGCGGCTTACCGGCACGTCGACCGTTAAACGCGCCGGCGCCGCCGCTGCACGGCGAGCTGCTCGATCCGGAAGACGGCGCGCGCATCATCGTCGCGGATTATTTCCGCTCGGCGCGCCGCGAGTTCCGCGCCCCGGCCGGGGCGACCATCGCCGAAATCGTCGCGCATGCGCTGCCTGGCGCGAATGAATCGATCTGGCCCTATCTCGCGGTCTATTACGATCTCGACTCCGCGGCGCTCGATCGCAAGTTCTGGCGGCTCTATCGGCCTAAGCCCAACGCGACCTTGCTTATCGCCATGGCGCCGGGCCGGGGCGGCGTGCTGCGGTCCGTGCTGGCGATTGGCGTCGCCGCCCTCGCCATCGCCGCGCAGCAATATTGGGCCGTGTCTTTGGCGCCCGCCTTCGGGCTTGGCGCGGCCGCGACGACGGTCGGCTCCGGCATCATCACCGCCGGCGTCACGATCGGCGGCCTGGCGCTTGTCAATGCGCTTGTGCCGCTGAAACGCGAATCGCAAACCCTCGGCCTGCCGTCCAGCCCGACCTATGCGACGTCGGGCTTCTCCAACGCCATCAATCCAAACGGCGTCTTTCCAAACCCTCTCGGGCGCGGGCGCGTCGCGCTGCCCTATATCGTCCGCCCCTATTTCTATGCCGCCAACGGCCAGAACTATGTCGCCGGGATTGTCGGCTGCCAGGGCCCGGTCGAAATCTCGAACATCAGAATCGGCGACACGCCGATCGAGCGGTTCCGCGACATCCAATATGAGGTCCGGCAAGGCCTGCCGGATGACGAACCGTTCACCATCGTCACCGAAAATCTCGCCGAGGAACGGCGCGAGCCGATGGGTCTGCGCCGCGCCGACACCGCCACGCATGGCCCGCCGTGGCGATTTACGGCGCGGGACTGCACGAGAGTCGAACTGGACGTCACCGCCAACGGCGGCCTTTTCGTGATGGTGACGACGACGTTCGGGTCGACGACAAGCACGAACCCGTTCCCCGTCACCGTTCCGCATGTCATTCGCTACCGCAAAGCCGGAACGACGCCTTGGACGGAAGTTGGATGGGACGTCGGCGGCTATTCCAGGCGCGAAATCACCTTCACGCGGTCGATCGATCTGCCGACTCGCGATGTTTACGAATTTCAGCTTGAGCGTCTTCTTGGCGACGTCGACGACCTCAACGCCTGGAACCAAAACCAGCAGTGGCAGACCGAATGCGTGTGGACGGCGATGCGCTGCTGGCGCCCGGAATATCCGATCAACATGCCGGTTCCGGTGGCGGGCATCGCCTTCAGGCTGCGCGCGACGGATCAGCTCAACGGCGCGCTGCGCGACTTGAATTGCGAGGTCGCGACGATCGGCTTGGACTATGATGCGGAAACCGAAACATGGGTCGAACGGGCGATCGACAGCCCGGCGTCGCTCTATCGCCATGTGCTGCAAAGCGCCGCCAATCCGCGCCCGCTCGCGGATGCGAAGATCAATCTGGCGCAGCTCGAAAACGAGACGCATCCCTTCTGTCTTGAGAACGACATCAGCTATTTTCGCTTCATCGATTATCCGACGACGACATGGGAGGTGCTTCAGGACGTCTGCGCCGCAATGTTCTCGATTCCCTTTTTCGACGGGGCGAAATGGGGCGTCGTCACCGACTGGCGCAAGGATAAGGTCGTCGGCATGGTCAGTTCGGCCAACGCGTGGAACGTGTCGATGCAGAAACGGTTCATCGACGCGCTCGACGGCGTCGTCGTCAAATTTTACGACGAAGAAAATGATTTTAAGGAAGCCAATCGCATCGTGCCCTGGCCGGAATTTGCCGGCGACGTGATCCGAACCGAACAGATCGAACCCGCCGGCGTCGTCGATGCGCGTCTGGCCTATTGGCACGGTCGCAAGCGCGAATATGAAGCGCTTCTGCGGCCCGAAACCATCTCTTTCGACATGGACGTCGAGCACATCACCTTCCAGATCGGCGACCGCCTGTCGGCGTCGTTCGACATGCTGACCAGCGAACAGGCGTCGGGAACCGTGCTGCATGTTTCGGGGTCGATCGTGCAGCTCGATATCGCGGTCGAGATGATCGAGGGCCAATCCTATGTGCTGCGGCTGCGCAAGCTCGCCGAAACCGAGGACGAAGACACCGATCGCGTCATTGACCGCACCGTGACGACGGTTCCGGGACGAACCTCAGCGCTGTTTTTGACCGGGACCGGCGAAGCGCCGGCCGAAGGCGATCTCTTCCAATTCGGGCCGTCGATGCATTTTGCGGAAGACGTCATCCCGATCGGCAAGGAGCCGGCCGAAGGCCTGACGTGCAAAATCCATGTCGTGCCCTATGCCGGCGCCATGTTCGATCTGATCGAAGACGAAGAAATTCCAATATGGACGCCGCGCGTCGGAGATATTTACGACCCGACGATCGTCGCGCCGCCGGTTCCCGTTCTCGGGGTGATCATTTCCTATGTGGTCGAGGCGACGCTGGTGTTCGTGCCTGTCGAGACGGGCGCGGGCGGCGGCGAAACGACGGCGTTCGAAATTCAGCATCGTCTGGTCGGCGCGGGGTCTTGGACGACCGAGACCATTCCCGCCGGCTCCGGGGGCTTGGAAATTTCCGGCTATGCGCTTTACGACAGCGTCGAAATTCGCGCCCGCGCGGTCGGCGTCGGCGGATCGCCGCTTTACAGCGCCTATACGGCGACGGCGCTGCATGTCGTCTCCATCAACACGACATCGGATTTCGGCTCGATCGAAGACGCCGCCGATGTCCTGGTCGATTTCGGCTCGATCGCTTCGGACGAGGATCAAACCAATGATTGGGGCGTGATGGCATGACGACGCAGGTCCAGAGGCGCCGCGGCACGGCGGCGCAGCACGCTTCATTCACCGGCGCGATCGGCGAGCTCACCGTCGACACGACGAACAAGCGCGTCGTCGTGCATGACGGGTCGACGGCCGGGGGATTTCCGGCGGCGAAGCTTTCGGAAGCCGTTCTGAAGGCCGATACGAGTTATTCCATTTCAGGAAATCAGGTCGTCGGCCCCCGGATCACGGGATGGGGCGCGCCGTCAGGGACGTTGGACCGAACGGCATGGACGTCCTATGCCGGACAAACCGTCAGCGTGGGCTATGTGCAGGCGGAGGCGCAGGCGACCGACGATGCGGTCAAGAAAGTTTCGCAAGAATTAGCCGCGCTAATCACCGATCTCCGAACGCACGGATTGATCGGAACCTGATTTCTCACAGGGCTCATTGAAAGTCCGCGTCGCCTAGGCGGCCACCCTCAACAAACTCTTGGACCATTCACGCCGCTGCGCATCCGCGCGGCGCGACGACTCGCATCTGAGGACGACACATGGGCACATCGCCAAATTTCCCGCAGGTGGCCTTTCTTGATCGGTTTATTGGCAATTACGATCCCGGCACGGGCCTGGAAGGCCCAGTGCAAGCTTCGAAGGAAAGCATCGCTGCGCAGATCGAAACGATCAACGGGCTCACCTCCGGCGTCATTTCCATCGTCGACAAGGATCTGACGGCGCCGCCTGTCTCACCGGCGATCGGCGCGCGCTACATCGTCGCCGCGACTGCGACGGGCGCCTGGGCGACGCACGAAGAAGACATCGCCCAATATAGCGCGCTCGGCTGGACGTTCACCGACCCAACCGGCGCGACCGTCTATGTCGAGGACGAGGCGGCGATCTACCACTATCTCGCCGGGACGTGGACGAAACAGGCGTCCGACGCGGCCGCGGCCGCCGCGGCCGCCTCGGCGGCGGCCGCTCTTGTCAGCGAAAATAATGCCGCGGCCTCCGAAGCAAACGCCGATGACGCCGAGGCGGGCGCGATCGCCGCCCGGCTGGCAGCCGAGTCGGCGCGCGATACGGCGCTCGTCAATGCGAATATCTACACCAGCACGGGGGCGGGCATCTCCGCCACGACGAATGGTCAGCAATTCGGCGTCGTCGACGGCGAATTCATCCAGCGCTACGTGAACAACAGCGGCGTCGCCGATCCGGTCCCTGGGGCGAAAATTCCGACAGCCGCTTATCTGCGCAAAACGCCGATCACGATCACGGCGAGTCGGGCGTTGACGACGAGCGACGGCAATCGCCTCTTGCATGTCAACATTCCGGGGCCCGTCGACAACTCGATTGCGCATCTGCGCATCCCGACGAACGCTGCTGATCCAATCTCCATAGGAGAGTCTTATGAAATTCTGCGCGTGGGCGGAAGCATCGCGCGCGTCGTGCCGGACGCCGGCGTCGCTCTTACGAAACCAGTGGCGGCCGATCTTGTCAGCGATTTCTCATGGGCCAAGCTGCGCAAGACGGGAACCGACGCATGGACGCTTTACGGCGTTGTGAGCGCCGCGCCTTCTGGCGCGCACACTTCGAAAATCTGGTTTGATCCGTCCGACCTTTCAACGATGTTCGTTGAGCGCACCGGAGCGTCCGCGACGACTCCTGCGTCCGTCGATGGGCCGGTCGGCTCATGGCGCAACAAAGGTGTGATCGGCGGATGGGCGACAGCTCCCGCTGACGACCGCAGGCCGACATTGCGGACGGATGGCACATTTTATTGGTTGGAATTCGATGGAAGTCTTACGGCGGGACAGGGGGACGAGCTTCGCCTGCCCCTGCCTGCGCTCGATCTCGCAACCATCGAAATGTATATCGGCGTGGAGGTTGCAAGCTGGGCGTCAGGCCAGTCGGGCATCGTGACTTTCGCGCCTGTGCCAGTAGGGACGCCAGGAGTCGACATTTTATCTGACGCCGGCATGGCGTTTTTCATCAACAACGCCGAACATCTCATCGCCTGCCGGGGTCAATCCATGTTGGTGGAGACGCGCGGCGTCATGCCGGCCCCGCATGTCTACGAGTTCAAAAAGCCGAACAACTCTACGGCGAGTCTGTCATGCGACAATTCTTTGGTGAGCGTCGGCGCCGTCGACAGCACCATTACGCATACTTTCACGGCGATGGGCGGAGATTTGATTATTGGCGCCCGCTACGGGTCAGGAGCGCCTCCGGCTCCTTATGCGCACGGAAATATGAATCTCTATCAGCTGATCATCAAAAACGAGGTTACAGCCGATTCTACGCCCCTGAGAGAATATGTGGAGCAGAAAACCTACGGAACGGTGCCTGTCTATCCGACGATCTCCGATACGACGGAACTGGAAGCCGCACGCGCGACGCTCATCAGTGAGGTGTTCGCCACCGTAGGTGGCGTGATCCCGACCGATGTTGCGACAATGGACTTGGAAACGCCGCCGGTGTCTGGCCTGACCAGCCTTGCGACCTGTCATAAGCTGACGATCCCCGGCTATGCCGCCCGTCCACGCCTATGGACGCCGACATCGCCGCGCGATGACGCCATCCTGTTCGTATGCGCCGGACACAGCGCCACGCTGACCAACAACGCTCTTTCCTCTGTGCCGCTGCAATCGGCACTGACCCGTGGCGTGCGTGTCGTCACCTTCATGCTTCCCGGCGGACCAAACGATCTGACCAGCGGCGGTCCCGCAGATCATGAGTCTGCGCATCCTCCAATGTCGGATTGGGCCGGCCCCGTCTCCATCGTGATCAACACGCTGGAGGCGATGTTCCCAACCGCTGCTTTCTATGTCACTGGAATCAGTGGCGGCGGCTGGATGACAATGCTCTGCGCTGCGACTGACGTGCGGTTCAAAGGATCGTATCAGTTCGTCGGCACAATGCCTGACTACTACTACTACGAGAGAGACTGGGAAGGGCGGCGCCCTGGTCTCACCGCCACCAACATGGATATGTATTTGATGGCCGGGTGCCCGTCGCCGCGTCGCCACAAGCACATCCTCCACGAAAACGACGGTGACGTGTTCAAGCGAACGCTCTACGAGACGCGTCCGCCATGGGACGCGCAACTCGCGATACAGGCGGCGTCGATCGGCGGCGGTTATTACGCCTTGGTGTGGGACAACTGGAACCAGCACGCGTTCCACAACCCGTTCTTCACGACGAACGTCTTGGACGAAATCGCGCCGTTGCCATAGGGCCGCAAATGGATGGCTTTAGGCCATCTGGCGCGTTGACGCGACGCATCACACGCCGACCGAAGAAACCCGCCGCCGGAGCGGTCAATCCCGGCGATCTCCCGCAAAAGGAATGAACCCATGACCGAAGCCGAACAGGCTGCGCTCGATCTGATCGCCGAGATGCGGCAAACGATGGTGGCGATGCAGGAAACCGCGATCGAAAAGAACAGCGAAATTTCGTCGCTCAACGAACAGCTCGCCGCGTTTCAAACGACGGATGCGGCTGCCGCCGTCGCGCAGGAGCGCGACTGGTTTGACGCCTTTCGCGGCGCCGTGTTTCCAGTTCCTGCGCCCGTTGCGCCGCCGGCCGAAGAAGTCGTCGGCTGACCCATCGCTTCATGAGCCGGAAATGCGCATCATCAGCGTCGCTCTTTGCACGGTCGTCGCGATGCTGATCGCGGCGACGATCCTGCACTGGGCGTTCTGATGCGCGAGCGGCTGTTCCGGGCGGCGTTCTGGGTGTCGATCACCATACTCGCCGCCTGCTTTCTCAACGGAATGAGGCGCATGTGATGACGACAGCCGTGAACATTCTCGCGCTGATCGGCGGCCTTTGGGTTGGCGCGAAAGCGGTCGGCTTCCTGCGCTGGCGCTGCTTCATCAATCGCGACGGAAGCTCGGGGCGGTCCGGCCGGCACTGGAGTCAAGAGCGATGATGTTCCCGCCCGACATCGAGCGGAACGGCAAGCTGCTCTTGCTCGCCGTCATGCTGATCTTTGTCGCCAGCCACGCGCTGCAGATCGCCAAGGCGGTCTACCGCATAGCCTTCTGAAGGAGCGCGAAGATGATCGAGCTTTCCTGCGTCGTTGCGCTGGCGGTGATTTTCTGCATCGTCGAGCGCTGGATCTGCTTCAACCGCGCGTGATGCTCCCCGCCGATCCTGACACGAAGCTGGTCTGGGGTCCTGTTTCGTCGTCTCGCGCCACAAGGATGGGCGCGGGCTTTCGGACATTCTCGCCGAGGCGAAGCGCTGGCGCATGCCGATGACGCGCGCCGACGCGCTCCAAATCCTGCGCCGCTACGTCGATATGTTCGACAAGGACGTGCGGCAGACGCGCGGGAAGTGAGCTAGGAGCGGGCCGGGCGCTGCTCCGGCGAGCGGGCTAAAGTGCATGGCAAAGCCACGGCGCTTACATCAGCTTATCCGCGTAGGGCGCTTCTACTGCGTGTCTTGAGCGTCTTCCACGCCGCCGCTCCCGCGCATTTTCTACCAAACACCAGACCATAAGGAAAGACCATGACCGCTCTTAGGATGAGCGCGGACGGCCGCGCCAAATTGATGCAGCGCGAGGGTGTGCGCACGAAGGCTTACCGCGACTCGGTCGGCGTCTGGACGATCGGCGTTGGCCACACCGCCGCCGCCGGGCCGCCGCATCCTGTCGCCGGCATGGAAATCTCGCGCGCCGAGGTCGACAGGCTTCTTTCGCGCGACCTGGGGCAGTATGAGAATGCCGTCAATGGAGCCGTGCGCGTGCCGCTTACGCAAGGGCAGTTCGACGCTCTGGTATCGTTTTGCTTCAATATCGGCATCGGCGGGTTCAAAGGTTCAACAGTCGTCAAGCTGCTCAACAAGCGCAACTACCGCGGCGCGGCCGATGCTTTCATGAAATGGGTCAAGCCGCCGGAGATTCGCGGCCGTCGCGAGTCCGAGCGCCAGCAATTCGTGCGCGCGACCTATGCGCAGAAGGCGGAGCAATCTGGCGGGGCGCTGACCGCCGCTGACCTGCGCGCGGCCGGCTCCCGCACGATGGACGGCGCGGCGATGGCTAAGACTGGCGCGACGGCCGCCGTAGGGCTCGAGGCGCTGTCCGGCGGCGCCGACTATCTCTCCAAGGCGTCGGACGCGGCGGACACCGCCTCCAACATCGCCGCCAATGTCCAGAACGTCCATCAGGCGGCTGGCGCGGCGAGTCAGTCGGCGACGGGCGTTCTTGCATGGTTGCACGCCCATCCCGGCGTGCTGTTCGGACTGGAGCTCGCCATCACGCTCGGCGCGCTGGCGGCGATCGGATACACGCTTTACGGCGTCTCGAAAATCATCCGCGCCAAGGTCGACGACACCAATGATCTGCTTGCCGCGCCGATCGAGGAATCCTTCGAGGACGCAGCGCTCGACGCGGGCGACTATCCAGGCGCCGACTTCGAGGAAGCGGTCGAGGAACTGAATTACGTCGACGCGCGCTCCTCTGACGATCGGAAGACGGCGTGAGCCATGACTGGCGTTGATCCGAACCGCCGACCCCGGATCTGGCCGGCGGTCGTCGTCTGTGTGCTTCTGACCGCCTTTCTTGCGGCGAAAGTAGTGGGGTTCGCGCAATGAGACTGCTGGGCTATTTCGCCGCGCAAACATTCACCGCGGCCTATCAGCGCGTCGCGCCGATCTTCGACTTCGCTGGCGATCATCGCTACGGCACGATCGCGCTGCTGTTCGCGATCGGCGCCGTCGCGGCGCTGTTCCTGATGCCGGTGTTCAAGCGGCAAGTCGCTGCGGGGCTCGCCTTCATCGCGCTGCTCGTCGCGATTTACGACGCCGGCTACAGCCGCCGCGCAAAGATTGATCGCGCGGCCTGGGCGCAGGCCGAAGCCGCCCGCAAGGCGGCGGAGGACAAGGAAGAACAACGCCGAGAGGATGTCGTCGACGGAGCCTTTACATGGGCGCGCGAAGCGGCGCAGCGACTCTCGGCCGAAGAGGCAAATCGCGCAAAACAAACCAAGGAGATCGACGATGCGGCTCGCAGTAGCCATCGCCCTGGCCTCAGCCTTCCTTTCGTCCTGCAACTCGACAAAATACGCTGATCACGCGCCGGTCGTCGTGCTGTCGACGCCAAAAGCTCAACCACCAAAAAAGCTGACGCAGCCCTGCGTTGGAAATGCGCGCCTGCCGCATCGAGCGCTTGACGAGGGCGAAACGGCGAGCCTGTGGGGGCATGATCGCAAAGCGAACGCCGACTGTGGGCCGCGCCACAGCGCGCTCGTCAAATGGCTGCACAGGCGCGACGCCGGGCTCGCCGGGAAGGCGCTCCCCGAGCCGCCCAAAGAGCCGATCGAACCCGACCCAGTCGCGGCCGAGCCTGCAATCCGCAATCCGCTGTCCAGCCTGTTCGGCGGCGCTGCAACCGAGGAATGATCTGACCATGCCGACACCGACCTGCCACAGCCTATCAAGCATCCTCGGCGGCATGTTCCAGTCGACGTCCGACAGGATCGCCTTGGCGGCCTCCGGTGTCGCCAGCGCGCCGCTGCTGCTGCAAAATCACCTGAAAGACGCCAATGAATTCGTGGTGTTCGTCGCCCCGACGCTGGCAAGCGTCTTCCTCGCGCTGAAGATCATCCTCGTCATCCCGCAGATTTTAGCGGAGTGGGGAAGGTTTTTGAGCAAGTGGTGGCGTAAGGAGTGAGCGCTCGTCGCCCGGCGATGTGCTTGCGCCTTTCGATATCGCCACATCCTGGTATTGTCGCTCATGGTGGATTTCGATCCATCCATCTCTGGTCAGACATGCGGCGCCCCTGCTACAATCGCGCAGATTCCAATATCCCCACCGCGCGAACCGCAAAGGTGCGCCCAGCGAGTAAGAAGCGCATTAAAAATCAAAGAGCCATTTTTGGGCGCACCTTCACGTAAGGCATTGTCCTGTCGACGGAAGTCAACATCTACTTCCCCCACCATTTGCTCTAAAGAATATGCTGATCCCTGGGCCCTCAACGGCGCGGGCTAGACCTTGTCAATAGCGCCAAAGGGCGGCAAATTTGCCTGCGGACGGGAGCCCATCCGGGGAATGCCGGCTCATCTGCGCTGAACCCTTACGCGGGAGGGGGTCATGGGGAGATCAAATTCAAACCAAATTGTCGCTCGATCGCGCGAACTTTGGGTCGCGATGCCCAGTTGGGCGCGCGTCGCCGCTATTTTGTTGATAAGCTCGGTTTGTTCTTCGACGGCGAAAGCGGGCTCAGGTCCGCTTTATCCTAAAGGCGCGAGCGTTTTTATCCCGTTCGTCAACGCAGCCGATGTCAGTAAGTCCTATGCCAGCCCTCAAATCCGGGTCGGGTTCAGCAATAACTACAACTCTTCCTTCACTGTCACCATGGACACCGGTTCGATAGGCATTATCGTAGGCAGAAATTATTTCACTCCACCGGCAAAAGGGAGAGCGGATCCAAGTTTTATCGGTCCAGGATCCGAAACGCTTACCAGCAGCGGCTATTACTTCACCGGAGACTGGTATAGAACTACTGTGCATTTATATAACGACAAAGCCGCGGTCGCAGTCTCGACAGTGCCTGTCATGGCTGTCACCAACGTATCTTGCATAGAGGGCGCCAGAGATTGCCATATAGTTGATCACAACGGAGTCGATGTACATTATTTCGGCGTCGGTTTCGCCGGGGGGTCGGGTGTGCCTCAGGGAACGCCGGACAAGAACGCTTTTTTAAATGTCACGAAAATATCGGAGAGCAGCTCACTGCCTTCGCCAGGCTATATTTTATCCACGCAAGGCGCGCATATCGGTTTAACGTCAAACAATACCAAAGGTTTTGCTTTTATTAAACTGGAGCCGCTGTTGGCGCCGACTCTTGCGCAATGGCAATCCGCCCCTGCATCTCCAAATGTGCTGACCGATTGGCAACATGCGCGGGGGACGATCACGGTGAATGGCGTATCGGGACGCGGCGGCATCTTGTTCGATACCGGGGTGAACACTGGTTTTTTGACGCCGCCCATCGGGGTGACCGTGATGACTGGAATGGGGCCAACGACGCCCCACAAAGCTGAGTGCAACACGAACCCGCCGACCTGCGCTGTAAGCGGAACGACGGTGCAGGTTTCGTTTCCGGATCAAACTCAGCCGGTTGCTTCGTTAAACTATACTGTCGGCCCCAATAATGGCGCTCAAAAAGGAAATCCAGTTTCGCCCTATGCCGTGTCGGTCGACCACACTGGCGCGCCTTTTTTGAACACGACCGTTCGCATCTTGCAGGGGTTCGCTTACCTCTATGACGCCGCTAACGGTTTCGTTGGCCTGAAAGCCACAGGTAACGCGCCTCCTCGATTTGCTATTAGTAAGCCTTGGGGTGTGGCGGTTGAGGGCGTTTTTCAATGTTTTTTCGGTTGGGCTAAAGTTAATTTTGGTCCCCGACCAACGACGGGCTCCCTCTCCAGCACCTTCGTGGCTACGGCGTCCCGACCAAATCCCTTCCAGCCTACGGAATACAGCTGGCCTTATACCTATGTTTACGATTCATATAATCGTAAGTACATCGGAATTTCCTCTGGCGTTCCGGCTTCCGACAATATGCCCGCCGCTACTAGCCTCGCCAACAATGTATACACTTGGGGGGCTTCCGGCCCGTCTAATGGTACGAATGAAGGCGCTTTAGCGCCTTGGTTGGCTGCCGCAGGTTGTCAATAAGGCGGACGGCGCCCACTCCTTGAGTGGTCGTCGCCGTGCGGATTTCACCCTTCCGTCCGCCGTCCCAGCGAAGGCGCTGCATTGTAGCCGATTCGATCAGTGAAATTCTCCCGATGCGTCGATCAGCGAAGGACGCGCAGCCGCGCGCGCAGGGCGTCGTAAAGCGGCGCGTCGCTCATCAGCGTCGGGATGAGCATGGCGGTGAAACAGGCCGCCAGCATCGGCAGCAGCAGGAGCGCGCTGCCGGTCATTTCCGTCGCCAGCACGAGCCCGGTCAGCGGCGCCCGCACCACGCCCGTAAAGAAGGCGGCCATTCCAACCGCCGCGAAAGCCTCCGGCTGAATGGGAAGGTCCGGGAACGCCAATCCGCAACCGGCGCCAAAGAGGAGTCCCAATTGCGCGCCCAGCGCCAGCAGCGGCGCGAAAAGACCGCCCGGCGTTCCCGCCGAATAGGACAAGGCGCCGAACCAGAACCTCAGTTGAAAGAGGAACGGCAGGACGAAAAGGCCGGGCGCCCCAAGCAGCGCGTTCTGGGTGAGACGATCTCCCCCGCCGACGCATTCCGGTCCGAACCAGGCGAGAACGCCCGCGGCGGCGCCGATGGCGGCGGCGCAGGTCTCCGCCGGCAGGCCGCGCACGAGGTCGACCGCGGCCAGCGTCGCGAGCACCGCCTTATTATAGGCGATGGCGACGGCGCCGCAGACGACGCCGAGGACGAAGAACAGCGGGCCGATCGCCGGCGCCGGATAGGCCAGCGGCGGCAGTTGGAAATCCGGCGCGTCGCCCAGAACAAGATGCGCGACGGCGATCGCGGTCGAGGACGCCGCCAGCGCGGCGATCGCTATCCTGTGCTCGAATTTTTGGACGAGCTCTTCGAGGACGAAAACCGCGCCGGCCATCGGCGCGTTGAAGGCGGTCGCGAGGCCTGCGCCCGCGCCCGCCGCCAGCAGAACGCGGCAATCCGGCCAGTCTCGGCGGAAGGCGCCGCCGAAGAGATGGCCGAGCACCGCGCCCATCTGCACGCTCGGTCCTTCCCGGCCGAGCGCAAGGCCCGAGCCGATCGCCAGCCATCCGCCGACGAATTTCACCGGCAGCAGGACAAAGGGCGACGGCGCCGCGTCACCGCGCAGGACAGCCTCGACATGCGGAATCCCGCTCCCGGACGCGTGCGGCGAATACCGCCGCACCAGCCAGGCGGCGACGACGGCCGCCGACGCGCAGCCGCCAACGAGCAGAATAAAGCCCGCGATTGAGTGGCCATGCGCCCAATCGATAACGGCCGCGCGAAAAACGTCGGCCCGCTGCAGCGCAAGCCGGAAAAGCGCGCAGACGAGACCAGCGACGGCGCCGACCAGCAGGGCCAATGTCGCGAGGACCGTCAGATTGCCCTCTGAAGACGCCAAGGCCGTCGAGCGGGCCTTATGAAGGTCGCGATAAAGCAT